CGTCGTCGTCCAGCAGCCACCAGCCGGAGCCGTACAGCACCGAGAGCCAGACGGGCGCCGCGGCGTGGTCGGTGTAGCGCGGGACCAGCAGGCCGAGGACGCCGGCGTGGGTCGGGTTGTGGCCGATCCAGTCGTGGCAGGACAGGCACAGCCGGACCAGCGCCGCGGGCCGGTTGACGGCGTCGGCGCCGGCCCGGGAGACACCGCCGGCGCCGCGGTTGGAGCGGTGGTGGGTGTGGATGCCCTGCCGCCGGCACAGTTCGCAGAGGCCCAGGGACCGGCCGCGGACGATCTCCTGGGCGCGGGCGAGATTCACGCCGGCGGGAGGGCTCGCGGCTGGTCCAGCCGCTCGGAGGCGACCCGGATCACGGGCAGCGGGTCGGCGACGTCGGACGGGCGAGGCCCGCGCCCGCGGGGAGCGTGGGCGCGGGCCTCGTCCTGGATCTTCTGGGCGCGGGCCCCGAGGTCGGCTTGCAGGATCGCCACCGCCTCGGGGCCGAGCGCTGCCGCGGCCATGGGCGTGAGCCGGACGCGGCGCCGGGTCACAGCGTCTCGCCGACCCGGCGCCGTCCGGCCTCGACGGCGACGGCGGTCGACGCGCGGGAGGGCCGGCGGCCGGTCCCGAGGTTCCGGGTCGCCGGCAGTTCCGACGTCGCCCCGCACACCGAGCAGCGCAGGGAGTACCAACGGACGCCGGCGACGACCGTCGACTCGGGCTCGAGCGGGTGGGTCATGGCCGGGCCACCGCACCCGCACTTGGCGACGGGGAGGCGGTCGCGGTGCGAGATCCGCCAGGCGTCGGCGTCGACGTGCCCGGAGTCGTTGACGACCTCGGCGAGCAGTCGCATGGTCTCCACCTCCCCGGCCCCCGCCCTCAGCCCTTGCCCTTGGGCTTGGATCTTGTTACCCGGATTGTCCGGCCTCCACCGGTCCAGCGGGTAGGGATTACCTCGCCGAGCTCCCGTAGGCGCTCGATCGCGGCTTCCCCGTCGGGCACCTCCCGGTGGGCCTTCTCGGTCCAGGCCAGCCGGAAGTCGCCGTAGACGCCGGCGGGGGAGCCGTCCAACTGGGCGCGGTGGCCGGCCTTGGCGTCGGCCGCGGCCTTCTCCTCGGCCCGCCGGAGGTCGTAGGCGAGTAGGGCCGCCTCGGTGGCCGGGTCGTCGTGGATCTCCAACGATTGCCGGGCACGGGCGTCGGGGCCGAGCAGCGCCGGGCCCCAGCAGGCGTCCAGGAACGGGCAGTAATCGCAGATCGCCGACGTCTCCGGTCCCCAGCCGTCGCGCGGGACGGCCTCAGGGCCACCGGCCTCGAGCTTCTCGTGGACCTGGTCCAGCCAGCCGATCGCCTCGACGGTGACCGCCGGGTCGTAGGGCTCCTCGATCACGTGCTGCTGGCCGGTGTCGCGGTCGACAAACCGGAGGGCGACGTTCTCGACCATGAGGGGCACCCCGCGGGGGAGCCGGCGGTCAATCACCTGCCCGGTCCGGAGCATCCAGGCGTACAGGTGGACCTGGAACCACTCGGCGACCTTGGGCCCGGTGTCGACGGTGGTCTGGTAGGCGAAGCGGCCCTTGGTTTTCAGATCTTCCAGCAGGACGGCGATCGCCGCGGCGTCGGCCTCGGTGAGGTTCCGGAGCTCGGTCGGGGAGAACACCGGATCCGGCTCCCACGGGTCGGCGGCCCGGAGGTAGACGGCGTCGGCGTGGCCCTTGACGACCGGGGAGTCGAGCCGCACCTCGGTGATCGCGCCGTGCTCCCGCTTGGCGACGGCGAGGACGGCGCGGTGGATCGCCGTCCCGAGGAACGCTTGCAGGCCGGTGGGCGGGTTGGTCACCTTCTGCCCGGCGATCCGGTAGGCGGTGCGGCGCCGGCAGGTGCCCACCTCGGAGGCGCCGATCTTCTTCTGCCGGGACCGGGTCGACCGGGACTCCACCCGGAGGATCGCCGCGGCGAGGTCCGGGGCGGTCACGACGACGCCCCGACAGGCTCCCGAGTGCCCCGGATCGTGGCCTGGAGCCACTCCGAGAGGCGCTGGGTCGACACGTTGGCGACGGTCTGCCGGTGGGTCTGGATGCACGCGGCGTCCAGCACCTCGGCGTTGCCGTACTGCTCGACCAGGGCCGCGATCGTGCCCTTCCGGCGGGCGGAGTCGCGGCGGGACTGGATCGGGTCGGGCTCGGCCAACTCCTCGCCGCCGTCGGGCTGGTCGTCCGCGGCCGGGGCGTCGGCCTGGTCGCGGACGTCCGCGGCCGGCTGCTCGGGCTGCTCCTCGGCCGCGGGCTGCTGCTCGGGCTGCTGGGCCTCGGCCGGGGCTGCCGGTTCGGCCTGGGGCTGCTCGGCCGGCTCCTGGGCCGGCTCGGCGGGCGGGGTGGCGGGCTTGCCGACCATGACGGACTGGGCGGCCTTCCGCTCGGCGTCCCGCAGCGTCTCCCCGCGGCCCTTGATCCGGTCGCCAATGGTGTGGCCCTCGAAGTCGACCTCCAACTGGCCGGCTGCCTGGGCTTCCCGGTACAGCGCGCGGGCGCCCTCGTAGGTGTCGCAGTCGGCGATCGCGGCGACCCACTGGCCGGGGGTGCGGGTCGGGGCCTGGGGCCGCTGCCGCTGCCCGCCCTGCTGCTGCTGCTCCCGGACCGCGGCCTGCTCGGCGGCGTGCTCGGCGAGGTACGCGCCGGCGTCGGGCGCGGTGTAGTGCCGGGCGCCGACCTCGCTCGGGTCGTCCAGGCCCAGGGCTCGGAGCATGGCGTCCAGGGAGAACCCGGGCACCTTGCGCTTCTCCCCCGGGTCCAGCACGAACCGCAGCGACCGGATGCCGGTCACGTAGAACTCCCGCGGGGCCGGGATCTCGACGATGCCGTCGACCTCGTAGGGGAGGTTCTTCTCGGTCCGGATCTTCCACTCCTTCCGGCCCTCGACGGGCTTCCCGTTCTCGACCTGGGCGACCTCCTCGAAGCGGGCGGTCCAGATCACCGGGCCGTCGTGCGACCGGAGCAGGTCGACCAGCGCGCGCCAGCGCTTCTTCGCCGCGTTCCACTGGTCCATCGTGATCGGGGCGTCGTCGGCGCCCTCGGGGGCGCGGCCTCCCCGCTCGGCGAGCTTCCGCTCCCGGCGCTGGTTGGCGAGCTCCTGCTGCTCGCCGGTGACCAGGTCCCAGACCTCGGTCGCCGAGTCCAGGACGATTGCGTGCGGCTTGCCGGACTCCCCGCGCGGGGCCAGGGTCGCGGCCCAGACCTGCCGGGCGATGCCCTGGAACGTGCCGTCGTGGTCCAGGATCTCGAAGCGGGCGCCGGGGATCGCGCCGTACTGGTCGACGGCGCCCTCGCCGACCTCGATCACGAACGTGCGGTCGATCAGGTCCGAGGCGGACAACTCGACCGCGGTGTACGTCTTGCCGCACTTCTGGCCGCCGGCGAGCAGCAGCATGGGCCACGTCGGCTTCCCGGTCGGCCGGCGGGCGTTCAGCGTCGGCGGGGCGCCGCGGGTGATCAGGTGGGTGCTCATGGGTTCCTCCTCCACGAAGGGGACGACGGTCACGGGTGTGCCGTCGACCTAGACAGTAGGCCATAGGGGTGACAGTTCTCGGAAGGGGGCGCGCGGCCTAGTGACGTCCCCTCTTTGGTCTCCTCCTCGTGGTCTGGGTTGGTACTCGTCCGTGGTCATGTGTGGTGGGCGGGCATGGGTGCCCGGTGATCCGGACACCGGTGCCCGGTGATCGGTCACCAGTGCCCGGTGATCGGGACACCGGTGCCCGGTGATCCGAGGGGGCTCGGGGCGCCGTCCCCAGGGTTTCCCCCAGGTGTGGATCTAGCGGGTCGCCGGGTCGTCGGTGAGACCGATCCCGGCCGGGTTCGGCGGCAGGGTCAGCCGGTAGCAGTCCGCCAGCCGGCGGCGGCCGGCTTGGGAGCCGGAGAACGTCCGCTCGATCAGGCCGAGCTCGAGCAGCCGGGTGAGGTGCCGGCGGATCGTGCGCTCGTCGGCCTCGCAGTCCGCGGCCAGCCGGTCGACGCCGGGGTGGGCGTTGTCGCCGTCCCGGTCGGCGTACGTCGCCAGCATCAGCGCCACGAACTTGGTCCGGCCAAGGGTGAGCCGGCGCAGGGTGCGCTCCCACGCGAACCGGTCGACGGGCGCGGGGGCACCGTCGACGACCGCCAGCAGCGGCGGCTGGTTGCGGAGAGGTTCGGGGCCCCGGCGTCGGTGGGCCCCGCCGGTCACGCCGGCGAGGTGGCCGCGGCCTTCTCGGTGTCGGCGGGCGCGTCGCCCGGCGGCTGCTCACCGTCGGGCTTGATCCGGCCCGTGCGGATCCCCCAGGCGGTGATCCGGTCGCGGGACCAGGCCGGTGTGCGGCCGGAGATCAGGAAGTCGGGCGCCGGCAGGATCTCGCGCTGCTGCCAGCGCCAGGTAGTGCCCTCCTCGACGTCGAACACGGCGGCGATCTCGGCGAGGCCGAGGTAGGGCTGGGCGTCGGGGCCGAGCAGGGGCGGGGTCTTGGGCATCGGGGTCTCCTCCACGGGGACGGGGTCGGTACGGGACCAGCATAGCCCGCGTGTACAGGTCGACACGACGGGGCGGCGGGCGTCGGCGGGTCACGCTCCCGGGTTATCCCCAGCCGGGCGGCCGGCCGGTACCCTCGGCGGTGCCGCGGCTCTCGGGCTCGGCGTTCTCCTCCACGAGAACAGAGGGCCCCGCCCCGGGCGTCGCCGGGAACGGGGCCCTCGCTCGTAGGTGGACCGATCAGCCCTCGTCCGGTGCCGCGTGGTCCGGTTCGCCGGGCCGTTGGGGCTGGACGACCCACGGGGCGCCCGTCGCCCCGTCTCCGAGGTCGGCGACCAGCGGGGTGCCGTCGTCGTCCCGAGGGTCGGCCAGCGGGGTGACTTTCCGGCGGGCGCGGTACGCGCGCCAGACGGGGACGATCACCGCGGCGGCGGCCATGACGGCGGAGAGGGCTCCCTGCAGGGCCACCTGCAACGCGGACAGGTCCGAGGCCTGGCCGCGGATCACCAGCAGCACGACGGCGACGACGGCGACGATCGCGCCGGCGATCGCCCCGGCGATCTTGCCCTCGTCGACGACGGGCTCGGGGCGGGAGGTGTCGGTCACCGGGCCCACCGCCTCAGCGCCAGCCAGCCAACCGCGGCGGCGACGGCGACCCCGAGCAGCGCCCCGACGGCCAGGGCGACCGCCTCGGCCGCCTCGGGGGGCTGCTGGAGGCCGTCGTCGTACCGGTCGCCCCTCACCGGGGCCGCACCCACAGGGCGGTCCAGGACGCCGGGCCCGGCTTGCCGTCGGCGGTGAGGCCCTTCTCCCGCTGGAACGCGGTCAGGGTGGCCGCGGACTTGGGGCCCCACTTTCCGTCGACGGTGATCGACCAGCCGCGGTCCTTGAGCCGCTGCTGGAACTCCCGGGCGCCCTGGTTGCGCCAGGACGGCACCCGGTGGATCGCCGAGCGGGACGCCGGCCCGAACTTGCCGTCGACGACCAGCCCGGCGGCGGCCTGGAACGCGCGGGCGCCGGCGGCGGCGTCGTTGCCCCAGTAGCCGTCGGCGCCGGTGCGGCCGACCGGGAACCCGGTGTCGATCAGGTCGGCCTGGTCGCGGCGCACCTGCTCGCCCTTGGTGCCGACCTCGGAGATCCCGCCCATGGGCACGAACCGCCAGGCGCCGACCTCGGGGGTGGTGACGACCGGCGGGGCGATCACGTGCCCGTCGCCCTTGATCGGCGAAGGGTCGCCGAGGACGCGGTTCCAGAGGGCGATCGTCTCGGCCTCGGAGCGCGCCGCGGCCTCCGGGGTGAGCTCGACGTGCAGGTGGTCGAAGTGGTCGGCGATCCCGCCGTAGTAGGTCCAGCCGGCCCCGCAGCGGGACGTCGACCACTGCCGCCGGCGGTGGATGATGTACTGGATGCCGAGCTCGGCGGAGTGCAGGCGGAGCAGTTCGGCGAGGTGCCACGACCACTCCTGGCCGGTCCGGGGAACGCCGAAGTCGTCGGCCCGGCCGACGCCGTGGATGCTCGTCGACGACCCGCCGCGGACGGCGCGGCAGTTGTAGATCCCCAGGTTCTTGCCGCCCTCCTCCCGGTAGGCGCCGGTGAACCAGGCCATCGCGCCGCGCGCGCCCGGGGTCGGGCCGCTCGAGCACCTCGTGGCCCCGTAGTAGGTGCCGCAGAGAACGCCCACCAGATCAGCCCTCGGGGGTGTAGGTCGCGCCGGCGCCGTCGGTGACCGGCTCGACGACCGCCGTCGGGCGGATCGCGTCGGCCGCCGGCTCGACGTAGGACGGGTCGCCGGGCTGGACCTCCGGGCCGGTCTCGTCGGTGACGGTCACCCGGTCGTACCCGGGGGCCGCGGCGATCTCGCCGGGGTCGGGGGCGTCGGGGACGGCGGTCGGGTCGGTGCTTTCGGTCATCGGGCTCTCCTCCGGGAGTGGGTGAGTCCCTACCGTCTCACCCCGGCTACGGCGTCTCCAACTCCTTGAGCCGTGTCTGGATCTCCCGGAACTGGCCGACCAGCCCCAGCGACTTGGGCACCCGGTCGGCCGGCGGGATCAGGCCGAGGGCGACCGAGTCCGCCGAGCCGGCGTAGCCGATCGCCACCTTCTTGGACTGGATCCGGTAGCCGGAGTACTCCACCGCCTTGGGCCACTCCCGGAACGCCGGGTGGACGATCCGCAGACCGGCCCGGTAGCCCGGCCGGATGGTGTGCAGCGGCGGGGTGTGCGGGACGACGGTCACGTTGGTGATCTCGTGGCCCTGGGCGAGGCGGTCCAGCAGCAGCGCGCGGGTGCGCGGCACCAGGTTCTCCACGGTCAGGCCGGTGCCCCCGGACAGGGGGACGGTCTGCAACGGGAAGCCGGCGGCGAGCTCGTCGGATCCGACCTGGTCGGCGGTGGCGACGTGCAGCGCCTTGGTGTCGTTGTCCCCGGAGGCGGCGCCGATCGTCGCGTTGGCGCTTCTGCTGCCGTCCTCGGTGTCGGTCCAGGTGAGCAGGTTCCCGGGGTAGGTGAGCTCCAGCAGGTCGGCGGGGATCACCGTCGGCGGGCGCTGCTGCTCGAAGGCCTCGTCGGTGAGCACCAGCGGGCCGATCAGCGGCTCGTCGTAGACGGCCAGGCGGCGGACGTACTTGCCGGCTTCCTTGGTGACGTCGACCCGCCACTCGATCACCCGGCCCTGGTCGGTGGCGAAGTTGTCCAGGATCTCGGCCAGGGAGCGCAGCGCGGTGGCCTCGTACAGGAAGCCGTCGAGCCGGTTCTCCCCGGTGCCGTCCCCGGAGTAGTAGGGCAGCAGCCGGACATCGGCGCCGGCGTACGACTGGGCGGCGTACAGCAGGGAGGCGGTCGTGGTGAGCGGGCCGAGTTGCGCGCCGACGCCGTTCCAGTCGTCGCGGAGGTAGAGGAACTCGAGGAACGAATCGAAGGTGGCGGCGGTCAGTTTCAGCCCGGGGGTGTCCTGGTCCCGAGCGCGGCCCCAGACGATCCCGCCCCACTGGACCTCCCCGCCGTGCTCGATGTAGAGGGCGGTGCGGCGGGGCTCGGTGGCCGCCCACGGGTCCAGCGCGCGCACGTCGGCGTCGACGGTCGGGACGATCCCGGAGAACGCGCCCACCTGGCAGAGGCAGTCCTCGAAGGTGGCCGCGTACACCGGCAGGGTGGCGATCTCCTCCCCGGAAACAAGATCGCAGAACGTAAAGGACCAGCCGGCGGCCACCTACTCGACCGACCAGGTGAGCCCCAGGGCGTACCACGACCCGCTGGTCCCGTTGCTGCCGAACTGCTGGGCGGTGTCGTTGCGGAGTTGCAGCCGCCCATCGGGGAACACGTCGACCGAGGCCCCCAGCCAGCCGTTGATCTGCACGCCGCCAAGTACGAGCTGGCCGGCCACGGCGGGGGTGCGGAAGCCGTCGGGGATCGTGGCGATCACAACCCGCCCGCCGGAGTTCAGCAGGGTAGGGACGTAGGCGACACCGGCGCAGAACACCGTTCGGCCCTGCCGCCAGACGTGCGGACCGCGGACCCCGGGCAGGGCGGTGGCGCCGAGTGCGAGCGCCAGGGTGGCCGGGGGCGGGCCGGTGTCCTCCGGCACCCATCCGGTGCCGGTCCACCGCTCGAGCCCGTTGGTCGGGTGCCGTCGCACCTGCCCGCCGTAGGACCCGGGGCTGCCGGACTCGGAGGCGTAGATCGGCAGGATGCCGCCGAGCGGCACCGTGAACTTGGGCTCGCCGGAGAGCGTGAACGCGCCGGCCGAGGTGACGACGAAGTTCCGGAGCAGCACCCCGCCGGCGGGGACGGCGGGGATCGCCGCGGCGGCGGCGTTGGCGGTCAGTTGCGCGCTGCTCAGCAGGATGTCGACCTGCCAGCCGTCGGCCTGGTCGCCGTACTGCTGGTCGTAGACCCGGGCGTAGATCACGCCGCCCTTGAACTGGCCGGCGGTGGGGAGGCCGCCGTAGTCGGCGGGCCGGCGGGTGATCGCGGCGGTGATCGCCCCGAGGTATGCGCCCTGCCCGGCGACCGGGCCCTGGATCAGCAGCCGGCCGGGGGCGACCTGGAGGTTGCCGGCGCTCGGTGAGGTGACCGCGCACGGGTTCCCACCGCCGGCGACGATCCCGGAGCGGACCCGGATCGGGTCGGAGCCCTCGGGCGTCCAGAGTCCGCCGAGAGCGACCCGGGTGTCCTCGGCCGACGTCCGGACCGGGGCGGCGACGGTGCCCTGCAGGAACAGGGGCTTGCGGGTCAGCAGCGGGACGGGGGAAGTCACGAGGTCAACTCCAGGCGGGTCGGAAGGTCAGGGCGGCGCGGGCGTCGGCGTTGTAGGCGTTGGCGGTGAACACGACGTCGTTGCTGCCGGGGAGCAGCGGCCAGAACTCGTTGCCGGCGATCTTCTGGGAGAACAGGGAGCGGGTGCCGGAGGAGACCAGGCCGGTGGCGTGGTCGACGACCAACTCCTCGCCGGGGAGCAGCGCGTAGTTGACGCCCTCGGCCGCGGGGATGCCGAGGTGCTGGAGCCGGGGGGTGTCCACGGGGCCGGTGTAGACGACGCGGGGGAGCACCGGCACGGTGCCCCAGTTGATCACGGTGTGCCGGCCGCCGGGCTCGACGCCGCCGAAGTCCAGCGGGAAGGTGAGCGGGAAGGTGACGCCGTCGGCGTCGGCGTTCTGGGGCAGGGCGAACGGGTAGGTGATCAGGCCGTCGGCGCCGGCGGCGTATTTGAGCGGGTCGGCGGCGGTGACGACCGCGGAGAACGTCCGGACCTTGGGGTTCAGGCGGACCGGGTCGACGTCCAGGTCTCCGGTCAGCCGAACGGCCATCTGCTTGCCCAGCCGCACCTCGGTGCCGGGGGCGTACGGCGCCGAGCGCCAGAGGGTCTGGTCGGTGGCGAAGCGTTCCAGCGCGGCCCGGAGCCGCTGCTCGGCGACGTCCAGGTAGAGCTCGGAGCACGCCCGGAACGCGCCGGTGAGGGTCATCACCTTGGGCCTCCGGCGGCCGGGGGCGAACCAGCCGCCGTCCCCGCCTCCCTCGATCACCGGGGTGGCGACGCTGGTCCGGTTCCAGCCCTCGACCCGGATCGACCAGGTGGTGCCGTCGCTGTCGGTGCCGCCGAACTGGAGCTCGGGGTCGTCGTAGTCGCCGAGGCCCCAGACGACCGGGCCGAGGGGATGGAAGATCACGACGCGGCCTCCAGGTCGCCGAGAGAGCCGTCCAGCAGGCCGAGGCGCACCGAGCGGGCGAAGTCGCGGCCGACCAGGGCGGCCACCTCGGCGGCCGACGCGGTGCGGGGCACGGTGAGCGCCGGGGCGTAGGTGACGTTGATCCCGGCGCCGGCGACGTCGCCGCCGGAGGTGAGGCCGGCGGCGTCCATGAGGGCGTCGCGCCGGCCGGCTCGGCGGGCGGAGAGGGGGAGGACGACCTCGGGCCCGTCCTCGCCGACCAGGGCCAGCGTCGGCCGCCGGATGATCGCGCCCTCGGCCAGGGCGGGGATCCGCGGCAGGTCGGGCGGGTCGATCGTGAGCGGGCCGACCTTGAACTCGAGCAGGTTGTTGATCCGGTCGATCACGTTGGAGTTGATGAACCGGACGATGGAGTTGACGACGTTCCGGCCGACGTCGCCGACGAAGCCGGCGGCGTTGGAGATCCCGTTGATGAACCCGCGGATCAGGTCGCCGCCGGCGCCGGCCAGCAGGCTGCCCAGGTTGCCGATCGCGGAGACGACGCGGCCCGGGAGGTCGCGCACGAAGTTGACCGCGCCGGTGACGCCGTCGGAGAACACGCGCTTGATCGTGTCCCAGTGCTGGATGATCAGGCCAACCAGGGTGAAGTTCAGGAACAGGCCGACCAGGAAGTCGACGGCCCCGCGGACCTTGTCGACGACGAACTGGAACGCCGCCGCGGTGGCGTTCTTGATCGTCTCCCAGTTCTGGACGATCAGGACGACGATCCCGACGACGGCGGCGACGACCAGGGCGATCGGGCCCATGGCGATAAGCCAGGCGGCGGCGACGCGGGCGGCGCCGAGCATGGCCTGGGCGCCCATGAGCACCCACCCGCCGACGACGCCGGCCACCGTCACGGCCATGCTCGCCGCCATGCGGGCCTGGGCGCCGAGCCACGCCCCGGAGACGATCGCGGCCTGGACGACGGCGGAGACGCCCATCCCGACCCACGCGCCGACGGCGATCGCGGCCTGGACGACGGCGGAGGCGCCGAGCAGCACCCACCGGCCGATCATGCCGAGCACCGCCAGGGAGTGCGTCGCGGCGCCGGCGATCGCCTGGGCCTTCTGGACGGTCCAGGCGGCGACGGCCTGGGCCTGGGTGATCGTGTACTGGATGCCGAGGGCCACCAGGTGCGGGAGGAACACGGCGGCGATCACGCCGGCGACGATCAGGATCGCGGTCTGGTTGTCGCCGATCCACCCGGCCGCGGAGGTCAGGGCGGGGATCAGCGTCCCGGTGAGGAAGTCGCCGACGGTCTGGACGGCGGGCCCGAACTGGGTTGCCAGGGTGCCGGCGAGGTCGGAGACGAAGGGCAGCGCCCGCCCGCCGATCAGGTCGACGAAGGTCTGCTGGGCCTGCCGTTTGAAGGATTCCAGGTTGGTCGCGGCGTTGTCGTTCAGCGTGGTGCCGAGGCCGTCGACGGCGCCGGCCGCGTCGGTCATGCCCTCACCGACGCCGGCGATCGACGCCAGGAACGCCGGCACCTGGTCGACCGAGAGATCCTCCAGCGGGGTGCCGAAGAACTGGATCGCCGCGGTGGCCCGCTCGGCGGGGTCGTCTATGTCGGCCAGGGCCTTGGCGATCTTCTGGGTGGCGTCCTGGGCGGCCGGCCCGCCGGAGGCGATCGCGGTCGCCATCTTCTCGGCGTTCAGCCCCAGGGAGGCGTAGAGCTCGCCGTTCTTCCCGAGGTCGATCCCGTTGATCGTCAACTCCTTGAGGGAGTCGCCGACCTTGTCCAGGACGATCGCGCCACCCTCGGCGGCGCCGGTGAGGATGCCGAACGCCTGCTCACCGGTGAACCCGAGCGCGCGGAAGTTGGTCCCGTACTCGTCCAGGATCGCGGGCAGTTCCTCCCGCATCGCCGCGGGCACCTTCTGGAACGCGCGGGTCAGCAGGTCGAAGCCCTGCTCCCCATCCCGGGCCAGCCCGTTGCGGATCAGCACGCCGACCGTGTTCGCCGAGGCGGTGACGTCCTGGTCGAATGCGCCGGCGAAGTCCAGGGCCCGCGCGGTCAGCGCCTCGATGTCACCCGCGGAGGCGTTCCGCATCCCAGCGATCGACGACACGACGGCGCCCACCGCGCCGTTGACGTCCTCGAGGCTCTCGCCGTAGGCGTTGGCGTACAGGCTGCCGGCGACCCGGCCGATCTCCTCGGAGCGGGGCCCGGTCAGCCCCAACTGGGCGGCGAGCTTGTCGTTGGCGCGCTCGACGTCCATCGCGCCGGCCAGAGCGACGCCGAGCGCCGCGCCGGCGGCGACACCGGCGGCGGCCATCGCCACCTTGGCCTTGGTGCCGAAGCCCTCCCCGGCCTTGTCGCCGGCCTTCTCGCCGGCCTTCCCGGCGGCGTCGACCATCGGGGCGAGGGCCTGGTCGGTCTGGTTGGCGCCGTCCCGCAGGGCGTCGGTCATGCCGGCCGCGGCCTGCTGGGCGCCGGAGGTGATCCGGTCCCCGGTCTCGGCCATGGCGTCGCCGACGCGGGACAGGGAGCGGGCGGCCTCGGTGCCGTTCTCCTCGAACGCCTCGGCGATCAGCCGGGCCGCGTCGGCGGACTCGTCGCCGACGTCCTCGAAGGTGTCCTCGGCGGCGGCGACGATCGTCGACAGGGCCGCGGTGAACCGGGCCTCGATCTCCGGGCCGACCTTGTCGGCGTTGGCCTCGACCTCGACCCACGCCTTGCCGAGCGACGACGCCACAGACACTCCTAGGCCGGAGGACGGGCGCCCGGCCCAGAGCCAGCGGTCGCGGGCTCAGAGTAGCCGGACGGCGCCGATCACCCCGCGCCGAGCGCGCCAGCCACCGCCAGGAAGCTCGCCGCCTCCTCCTCGGCCAGCCGGTCGTCGACGTCGTCGACGTCGATCGCGCCGGCCGGGGCCATGGTCAGCCACCGGTCGAACTCGTCCCGGTCCTTCTCCGGAGCGTGCTCGACCCGCCACGAATAGACCGCGGAGCAGAACCGGTCGAAGGGCAGCGCCAGCAGGTCGACGCCGCGGCGCGCGGCCGGGCCGTCCAGCATCGGCCAGTTGGCGATCGCCACCGTCACCAACCGGTCGGCTTCCCACCAGCGCCAGCCGCCGGAGGCCTCCCCGAGCAGGGCCAGGGACAGGTCGACGCACCGCTGGGCGGTCAGCGGGTCGTCCTCGTCGTCGACGGCGTCCAGCAGGTCGTCAACGTCGTCCTCGTCGGCCAGCAGGCCGGGGAAGATCGCCAGCGGATCCTCGTCCAGGTGGGCCAGCAGCCACGCCCGCGCCGGCAGGGCCGGGATCTCGTACGGCTCCCCGTCCAGAGCGAAGCGGAGCGCGCCGCCCTGCTCGAGGTGGTCCCTCCACTCCCCCGCCCGGCGGGGGCCTCTCACCGCCGGCTACGTCGGCCGGCCGGCTTCCACTCCTCGGCGATCCGCTCGATGATCCGGAGCGCGTCCTCGACGTCGAAGTCGTCGTGCTCGTCCTCCAGGCGGCCGACCAGCACCGTGCGGCCCGGCTCCTGGACGCAGTCGCCGAGGAAGTCCATAGCCAGCGACACCTTGAGCAGCGGGTTGGTGCGGCGCTGGGTTGCCGGGCCCAGGCGGGCGATCAGCGCGTCCTTGGGGCGCTTCACCAGGTAGTCGACGCCGTCGACCGTGATCGTGATCGTGCGCTCGATCGCCGGGACGTCGTCGCCCTCGGCCTCGGGCCGGGTCTTGGGGGTGGTGGTGAAGTTCAGGTCGCTGGACACCATCGGGGGCTCCTCGTCCGGTTGGCGGTCTCTCCACGAGAGGGGGCGCCAGCAGCCTACGGCGTGCTACCGGAGCACGTCCTCCATGGCGCGGCGCAGGAACGGCCGGCCCGGCTTGGCCTTCTGCTGCCGGGTGTGCGCGCCCACGGTGTGCCCGCGGACCCGGTAGGCGGCTCGACCGGCCGACCCGCGGACCGCGTGCGCGCGCACTTGGTGGGCCTTGACCACGACGGCGCGCGCGTCCTGGCCCTCGTGGACGGCGAGCGCGTACTCCACCGGGGTGCCGACCCGGCCGACGACTCGGAGGCCCTGGACCTCGACCGCCGAGGTGATCGACGCCCGCAGGTTGCCGGTGTCGACCGGGGCGTAGAGCTTGGCCTGGTTGGTGATCTGCCGGGTGGTCCGCACGACGTACTGGGTCACCATGCCGGTGGGCCCGGTGAGGGCCGACCGGAGGGCCTGCTCGGACAGTTGGACGCGGGCGACGGAAGCCACCGGTCAACTCCGATCGGTCAGGGCGTGCCCGCCGGGGTGCCGGCCGGGGTGACGACGGTCGCCGGGTCCGGGATCGCCGTCCCGCCGGGCGCTTCCCCGCCGGCGGGCAGGCCGGGCACCTCGGTGGTCCGCGGGTGCTCGGCGAGGCGGGCCCGCTTCTCGTCGGCCGTCCCGGACAGGGACAGGCCGCGCTCCCGGAGGGCCTGGTCCAGGGCCTCGCCCTTGAGCTCGGGTGCCGGCTGGTCCAGCACGGTGAGCCGGCCGTCGCGGACGGCGGCCAGCACCAGCGGGGTGGCGTCCAGGGTGACGACGTCGCCGACGGCGGCGCCCATCATGCCCGTCTCGACGCGCGCGCGGATCTCGGTCATGGCGGTGACTCCTCGGATCAGGGGACGAACACGGTGCAGAACGTGGCGCCGCCGACGACGTCGCCCTCGGGCCCGATCGGGCCGTACGCGCCGAGGGCGACCCCGGCGTCGTCGTTGTCCTCGGGGAACCGCTCGAGGATGGTGTGCCGGACTATCGCGGCGTCGATCGCGGCGCGGGTGCTGGCCGCGGCCTGCTCGTCGGGGGTGGGCGGGTAGTACCGCTCGCCCTCGGTGTAGCCGACGGGCGCGCACCGGGCCACGCCGACCTCCAAGGTCACGGCGTAGGACAGGTCACCGCGGGCGGCTCGGGCGACCGGGCCGGGGAAGGTGGCCCAGTCGGTCGGGGAGACGTCGACCAGCCGGACCCACGCGACGCCCTCGCAGTTGTCGCGGCAGTCCAGGCCGTGATCGACGACCGGGACGGCGCCGGGCATGAGCTCGAACTCGCACGGCTGGACCAGCGTCTCGTCGACCTCGCCCTGCTCGGCGAACACGGCGCGGAGGGCGGCCAGCATCGCCACCATGGTGGGCTCGGCGACCGGGTCCGAGCAGCGCCGGGGGCCGGTCACGTGAGCAGCCGGTGGCGGGCGAGGTCCGGGGAGTAGACCGTGGCCGCCTCGGGGAGCCCCGCGGGGTTGACGGTGTCCAGCCACCGGTCGACCTCGGGGGAGCCGGTGCGGCCGTTCTCGGTGAGCAGCGCGGCGTCGGGCAGTTCGATGGTGAGGCCGGGCCGGGCGATGGATCGGGCGCCCGCCGGCAGGGAGCAGCGGCCACCGCCGGCGGCGCGCACCCACTCCCCGGCGTACCGGCCGGCTGCGACGTTGCCCGCGGCCGGGGGCGCGACGCCGAGCACGGCGTCGACCAGCCACCGCGGGGAGGCGGCGTACACGTCCTGCCCGACGGGCCAGCCGGCGCCGTCGGTGCGGACCAGCGTCCCGTCGGGGTCCAGCCGCCAGGCCTCAGCCGGCAGGGGGACGCCGTCGACCTGGACGCCGGTCACGGCGTGGACCGGGCCGAGGCGTACCGCGTTGGCCGAGCAGAACCCGCCGGCGCGGGCGACGCCGGCCCGGTAGTTGACGGCCAGCGGCCCGTACCGGTTGCGCTGGTCGTAGGCGTTCAGCCGCCGCGGGGCGACGTAGGGGGCGATGCGGTGCGCGAACAGGCCGAACCGGCGCCCCGAGAGTGCCCAGAGGATCCCGACGGCCCACCGCTGGGCCGCGGCGCGGGTCTCCTCGGTCGCCTCAGCCCAGCCGGGGCCGGCCACCGAGGTGACCGGCTCCCAGCCGAACAGGCCCGGGGGCGCCGGCTCGGTCATGCCGCCAGCGCGGTGAGGCCGTCGACGGTCGCCGGCGGCGCGATGCGGGTCGTGAACAGGCGGAAGTGGGTCCGCTCGCCGACCGGCTCGAGCAGCGGCCCGGCCGGGAACACGCCGTTGACCGCGGCGCCGGACTCCTGGACGTCGTAGGGGCCCTCCTCCCAGCGGGAACCCTCCCGGGTGCTGCTCACGACCTCGAAGTTCGCGGCGCCGTTCTCGATCGTGAAGTCCGAGATCTTGCCGCCGCGGAGGTAGGGGAGCAGCAGGTAGCCCCAGGCCCGGCCGCCGTCCGCGCACGCGCCGGCGCCGGCGAGGTCGGTCCAGACCTCCAGGCCGTAGCCGCCGACGACGGGCACCCCGCCGTCGGCGGAGAACCCGACGGCCGCGGCCTCGAAGTCCAGCACGGTCGGGAAGTTGGTGATCATCGCCAGGTAGTCGGGCTGGACGCCGACGAACCCGAGCGTGACGGTCGCGCCGACCAACTGGGCGTCGGGGATCTCGTTGATCTCGAACTCGCCGGCGGCGTTGGGGACGCGGATCGTCTCCCCGTCCTCGTACTGGAGCGACAGGCCCACCGAGACGAAGCCCTTGGAGACGCCGGTGGAGGCGGGGCCGATCACGGGGGCGCCGCACTCGTCGGTGCGGGTGAGCCGCATCCGACGGCCGCGGATCGGGGCGAAGGTCTTGGACGTGGGCACTTGGGCGCTCCTGGGGGATCTCGGGGGGACCGAGCGCCCGGCCCACAGCCAGCGGTCGCTACGCGGGCAGACTACCGCCCGGCCCCGCGGGTCGGCTCAGGCGCGGCGATCGGTCAGCCGCCGGCCACCTCGGCGCGCGGCGGCGGCCGATGCGGCGGCCTCGGCCTCGACCGCGTCCTCGTCCTCCTGGGACCACTCGGCCTCGAGCTCCTCCCGGCGGGTCTGGACGTTGGCCCGCCGTCGGGGCCGGCGCACCTCGGGCGGCAGGTCGTCGCCGATCACCAGCAGTTCGGCGAGGCCTTCCGGAGGGCGCGGCGGGTCGGGGATCAGCGTCCCGGGGGCGGCCTCGGCGACGGTGCGGATCACCTGCTGGAACCAGTCGACCAGGGCGCGGTCGAAGTGCCCGCGCGCGCGGTCGCGCCGGCGCTGGTCGTTGCGGTCCTGGAGCAGCCACTCCACGGTGCCCTCGAGCTCCTCGATCTCGTCGTAGGCGTCGGCCAGCCGGCGGCGGAACCGCTGGACCGCGCGGGACTCGGTCAGGGCGGCGATCCGCTGCCGCTCGGCCTCGAGCTCGCCCTGCCGGCGTAGGGCGTTCAGTTCGCGGTTGGAGAACCAGGCCAGCACCCGGGAGATCGGCCCGTCCTTCCCGCCGATCTTCTCGGCGGCGTACACCAGGAACAGGCCGACCAGCAGCAGCGCCAGGAACCAGGGGCCCAGTTCGCCCGCCGCGGCGATCAGTTCAGCCACGGGGGAGCACCACGCCGACCTCCCGCTCGACCTGGGCGGTGAGGCGCTGCCGTTGGGTCAGCAGCCAGGTGCCGGCGGCCAGCGTCAGGTGGATGATCGCCGCGGCCATGAGACCCGTCCCCGTTCGGTAGTCCGAGCCCAACCCGGAGGCCATGAGCTCCTGCCCGACCAGCATCCCCGGAACTCCGAGCAGTAGCCGGACGGACGCGCCGGGTGCGCGCCGGCGCAGGATCACCCACGTTCCCAGACCGGAGAGGATCGCGCCGAGCAGTAGGCGCCACGACAGGTCGAAGCCCTGGGCCTGCAGCAGGCCTATGGCGACCCCGCCATACCAGGCGAACAGGAACGCGTGGCCGGCGATCACCAGCGGGGACCAGCGTCCGGCGAGGCCGACCAGCACGACGGCGGCCGAGCCGTAGAACAGCCAGCCCCAGGTGGTGAGGGCGGCGGCCTGCTCGACGACGCCGAGGCCGTCGGCGTCGACGACGGCGCCGGCGCGCGGGGTGAGGTAGTCCCGGCCGCGGAGGGCGGCTTGGTACAGGGCGGCCAGTTGGATGATCAGGAACGGCACGTTGGTGCGCCCGGGGTGCCAGTCCCCGGGGCGGGCCCAGCCGAGCCACCGGCCGAGGGCTGGACGAACGGCCCTCGGCCGGCGGCGGGTCACGACTGGGCGGCGTCGTGCGCGGCGACCCGGGCGCGCTTCTCGTCCGCGGTGCCCGACGTGGACAGGCCGCGGTCCTTGAGCGCCTTCTCCAGGGCCTCACCGCGGAGGACGTCGTCGGCCTGCTCGGCGTCCTCGCCCTGCTCGGTGTCGCCGGCGCCCTGGTCGCGCTGCTGCTGCTCGATCCCGGCGGCGGCGACGTCGTCCTGCTGCTCGACGGCGGCCGAGGCGGGGACGACGCCGGCGTGCTCGACGCCGTCCGCGGTGGTGACCGCGCCGGTGGTCTCCGGGTGGGCGGCGATCTCGGTCTCCGAGGGGGTCACCTGCTCGCCCTTGACGGCGCCGGCCTCGACCGCCACCTCGTAGGGCACCAGGAAGCCGCCGGCGATCGTGGCGACGGACTCCACCGGGTGCCCGGTGGCCTTGGCGGCGTCCAGCAGCAGCCGGGCCGCCTCGGGCTGGTCGGCGCCGGCGACGTGGACCTCGACGGGTTCGCGGGTGGTGCTCGTGCTCTCGGTCATGGGTGCGGATCTCCTCGGATCAGGTCAGGGCGACGCGCACGCCCACCAGGGCGCACTCGTAGGTGACGGTGAGCATCCGGCCCGCCAGGACGGCGATCCGGTTGGTGGAGCGGTCCAGCAGCCGGCGCGCGTCCGTGCCGCCGACGTCGAACACCTCACCCCGCGTGATCTTGACGGGGCCGGTGCCGTACAGCCACGCCTCGCCGGCGCCGCGCGCGGTGCCGTCGGGGGCGCTGCCGGTGTACCCGGTGCCGACGGCGAGGTCGGTCCGGAGCTTGGTCTGCATCCGGCCGCCGTTGGCGGCGGTGTCGGGCAGGAACGGGAACGCCACGCGGGGGACGTGGATCACGCCGCGGCCGAGGACGCGGTCGCCGAGGGCTTCCTCCAGCAGTCCGAGCGCCAACTTCCCGGGGACCGGGTCGGCGGCCAGCACCTCGACGGCGTCACCGGCGGCGAGGTGGAGCGCGGCGGAATCGTCGTCGACCAGCGGGGCGCCGGTCCAGAACCCGCGCTCGGCGCCGTGCTGCTCGCCGAGGGTCAGCCAGTTGCGGGCCATGGTGCTGAGCTCGTCGGCGCGGTGCGAGATCAGGTCGGCCGAGGGGCCGGCGTAGACGGTGAACGCCACGGAGCGCACGAACCGGTCGGCGTCCAGTTCCACCGTCGCCGGCATCTCGGGGCCGCCGGCGGTGCCGCACGCGGCGGAGACGGCGGCGACCTCACCGCACCCCAGCGGCTCGTACTGCACGCCGCCCTGGGCGTGCGCGTCGTTGGAGTCGACGACGGTCGCCACCGAGTACAGCCCGAACTCGGTCGGCATCGGGGTGGGGCCGGTGATCGTGACAGGCGGCGCGAAGATCGCGGAGGTCATGCCGGGGGTTCCTCTCGGGAGGGGGAGACAGGCCGAGGGCCGGGTGAGCCGGTCGGCTCACCCGGCCCTCGGGACTGGTCGGATCTCGGTCGATCAGGCGGCCGGCACCGGCACCGCGGTCGGGTAGGTCGCACCGTTCGCCGGGGTGGCGACGGTGTACCGGCGGGAGTCGTGGCCGGTCTTGGCGACCAGCAGCGCCTCCTCGGTGAACAGGCCGACGTAGTCGTTCTCGACCAGCCCGGCGGAGTCGTACACGGTGTCCAGGTTGATCACCTCGTCCAGGCCCCGGACCCACGTCCCGGCCGGGTAGGAGAGGAACTGGGTCGACGCCGGCAGGGCCACCGCGGGCACGGCCTGGCCGAGCGCCGTGTCCTGCCAGTCGTAGACGAACTGGGCCCGGATCTGCCGCTCGGCGAACCAGCCGCGGATCTGGGCGTCGGTGACGTCCAGGGCCATGACGCCGGACCGCTGGGCGAGGTCGGCCCGGACCAGCGCGTAGGCGAACAGCGGGTACACCTGCTCGACCGTCGCGGTGAGCGGCATCCGGTGGCGGTACCGGGTGTCCAGGGCGGCCAGTTCGGCGGCCGAGAGCAGGGACGCGGTTGCCCCGAGCAGCGCCGTGGGCGCCACCGCGGTGGAGCCGGCCACCATCTTGGCGATCGTCTTGGCGCTCACCTTGTGCGCGTGGGCGATCAGCGCGCCGCGCGTCACCCGGGCGGTGAGCTCGGGGTACGCGTGGTTCTGCAGGATCCCGGAGGTGATGCACACCCCGACGGCCTCGGCGCGCACCTCGGCGAAGTCCGGGCAGGGCACCCGGTAGCAGTCCTTCGTCTCGCCGGCGATCGCCTGGGCCTCGGTCTGGGCGAACCCGGTCCCGGCGTAGATCGCCGAGTAGTCCGGGCCCGGGGTGAACCGGATACCGCCGCGGCGGGCGTTGACCTCGGGGACGTCGATCAGGCCGTCGGCGCTCTCGAGCTCGGTGAGGTCGTACAGCGTCTCCGAGGGCGCGCACCAGCCGCCCGCGGCGACCAGGGAGCCGCCGGGCAGCCGGGACTCCTGGGCGGCGAAGGTGAGCACGTCGTCGCCGTTGACGTCGGCGATCAGGTCGGCGTCGAAGTCCCGGCGGATCCGGGCGATGCCGTGCTGGAGCCGGGTGGAGTGCCCGCTGGCCGAGGGCATCGGCCGGGACGGGTAGGACGCGAGGCGGCGGTTCGCCACCTCGGCCACCTCGGTGAAGTTGCCGAACGTGTGGTTGGCTTTCATCCCGGGCACGTCGGCCGCGGCGGTGATCGTCGCGGTGCGGCGGGCCGGGGGCTTGGGCTCCTGCTGTCGGCGGGCGGCGCGCGCGGCGCGGCCGGTCTTTGGCTTGCCGCCGTCGGCGCCGGCGAGGACCGGCTCCTTGCCGGCCGGGGCGGAGTCGTCGGCGTCGGCCGAGTCGTCGCCGTCCTGGCCGTCGTCGCCGTCCTGGTCGTCGTCGTCCTGGTCGTCCTGGCCGTCGTCGTCGCCGTCCTGGTCGTCGTCGTCGACGTCGACGGCGTCCAGCCGCTTGCGCCGGTCCTCCTCGGCGGTCTCCCGGCGCTTGACCTCGGTCTTGGCGCCCTTCATCACCTGGGCCAGGCGCTCGGCCTCGGCGACGTCCTCGTCGGAGATGTCGTCCTTGGCCTTGATCTTCTCGATCTCGGCGCGGGCCCGGTCCCGGATCTTCTCCAGGTCGGCGGCCGAGGTCTGCTCGAGCTCCTCGCCCTCGGGGAGCGCGATCGGGGTCTGGTCGTCGTCGCGGGGGACGAACACGACCGAGGCGCGGCCGACCAGGTCCGGGCGGACGCGGGGCAGGGCGGAACGGCGGCGGGGGAGGGACGACAGGCTCACGGCGGGGGCTCCTAGCGGGGACTCGGGACGGCCGAGCGCCCGGCCCACAGCCAGCGGTCGCTACGGGGCAGAGGGTAGCCCACGGCGCCGGACCTCGGCGGGTGCTGGTCTTGTGACGCGCATACCGTGGGGGCGGGTGCGAAGGGTGCCCGCGTCCCGGGGTTGGCCGTAGGGGTACGGCCGCACCGCCCCAGGACACGCGAGAGGCCCCGCCGAGTGGTGATCGGCGGGGCCTCTCGTTGTCTATCGGCAGGGCGGGGGCTCAGCCTGCCCCAGCCGGGTCGGCGCCAGCGGGACGCACCCGCTCGACCCGCACGCGGGCGTCGTCGGAGCCCCAAACGATCGGGCCGATCTGCCGCCAGCCGGCCACCTCGAGCGCGGCGGTCAGCAGCGTGACCACGCGGTGCCGGCCCTCGGGCCCGTGCGCGGCCGGGTCATACCGGATCGCCTCGGGGATCACCTCGTCGGGCCCGCCGTCGACGTCGACCAGCACGTTGGAGCCGTGGACGTGGTCGGAGTACTCGACCGAGGCGGTGCCGCGGATCCGGCCGTCCTGGTCGCCGAGGTTCCCGAGCAGCGTCACGGCTGCCCGCAGACCGGCGCGCCGTCGACGGTCACCGAGGTGACGACGTCGGCCGAGTCGCCGCAGCGGGCGCCGCCGATGGACTCCTCGGGCAACTGCTCGGCGACGTCGCCGACGGGGCCGGCGTCGGACCAGGCGCCCGGGGGCAGGTAGGCGCGGGTGTCGACGGCGGGCGTCGGCTGCTCGACGACCGGGGCCGGCGCCGGGGCGGGCGGGGCCACGGTGCGGGCGGGAGCCGGGGCTGCGCTCGGGCGGGTCGGCGCCGGGGCGGGCTGCTGGACCGGCTCGGCCGCGGCGGGGCCCGCCAAGACGGGCGCCGCGGGGACGACGACGCCGGCGCAGTAGGTCGCCACCGCGGTGTCGACGAGCTTCCCGGCCTCGCCGGCGGTCCAGCCGGAAGCGATCAGCCCGGAGGTGATCCCGTCGCGGGTGGGGATCTCGGCGCCGGCGGGGACGCCGGTCGGGTCACCGAGCAGGTCGCACACCCGCTCGGCGAGGTGGACCAGGTCGGCGGCCTCGGCGTCGGAGTAGCCCACGTCGGGGCCGAGCAGGTCGGCGAGGAACGCGGCGCGCTGCTCGGCGGCGACCTGGTCGGCGGTCGGAACGTCGATCGAGATCCGGCGGAAGTCCGCCGGCGCCGGGGCGGGCTCGGAGACGGGGGCGGCGGGGCCGTGGATCGCGGCGACGGCCAGCAGGCCCCCGGCGATCAGGAACAGCACCAGCAGGGCGAGGGGGATGCGGCGGATCAGGGGGGTGGGCGTGCTGGGCATGGCGAACTCCTGGTGGTGGAGGTGGTGCGCGGGTGAAGGGGTGACCGCCGTCGGGTGGGGTGGCCCGGCGGCGGGTGGATCAGGCGGGCAGGTAGCGGGCGAGAATGCGGGCGGCGGCGATCGCGGTCTCGGAGACGGTCGCCCCGAGCTCGGTGACGTGGACGCCGGCGCCGAGCGCGTGCTGGGCGAAGCGGGTCCGGGCGGCCTCGGCCTCGTGGCGGTGCGCGGGCCCGGATCCGGTCGCGCGCCAGACGGCCTCGACGACGACCAGGTCGCGGGCGGCCTTGACCAGCACCTCGGCCGGCTTGCCGCCGTGGTCCAGGGCGACGGCCTGGGCGGCGAACTCGGTAGCGGTGGGCCGGATCAGGTGCCGGTTGGTGCGGAGAGGTGGGGCGGTCATGCGGTGCTCCTCGCGTCGTGGTGTGCGGGTGGACCGTACACCGCGCGGGGAGGTGATGTGCAGGCGGCCGACACGACACGCCCACGAAGGGTTACCCGTCGCGTCTCAGTACGTGAGCCGAGCCGCACCCGTCGCAGACCAGCAGCGGCTCGACGTCGACGACGACGCCGCCGGAGATCTCGACGACCGCGCGCCAGCGGACCGAGCCGCACCAGCACGCCGAGACGACGACGTCCCGCCCACCCTGCCGCGGGGAAGCCGGCAGGGGGAGCGGGACGACGTCGCCCACGGGTCAGGCGGAGACGGGGACGATCGTCCCCCGGCCGCCGAGGCGGGACACCTCGGCGAGGGCGGCGGCCTTGGAGTCCACCGGCCCGTAGGTGCTGCCGTCGGGGCGGGTGACCGTGTACTTCTGCCCGGACTTCCCGCCGCAGTTGCAACCCATCGCGTGCTCCTCTCAGTCGTCGACGTCGGCCAGCACCTCGGCGAGCCGGGACCGGGAGTCCAGGCCGACCGAGGCGACGATGCGGTCCAGGCGGGCCCGGCGGGTGAGGTCGGCGCGGACGTCGGCCAGCACCTCCCGGCGGAGGCGCGCCCGGAGCTCGCCGTACCCGTTCCCCGGGCCGCGGCGGCGGCTCGGGTTGGGGCGGACACCCGGGGCGGCGACCAGGGACAGGCGGTCGCCGCTCGGGCCGGTGGTGTAGCGCGGCACCGGGAAGCCCCCGGAGTTGACCGCCAGGGCGCCGATCATGTCCAGTTCGCCGCCGATCTCCCGCCAGTCGCCGGACAGGGGCGAGCGCTCGAGCTCGGCGATCTGGGCCTCGGTCGCGCCGGGGTTCAGCCAGCCGGCCACGGCGATGCCGTGGTCGTCCTCGTACGCGCGCACGGTGGCGATCCCGTAGCCGGTCTCGTCGTAGTGCCGGGCGGCCTGCCGCCACGCGTACTTGGGGTCGGCGTGGCCCCCGCCGAGGGTGAGGTTCCCGACGGCGATCCGGCTCCCGTCGTCCAGCCGGACGGCGCCGGTGTGGAAGAACGCGTACTCCGAGGGCGACCGCGGCGGCTCGACACACTGGCCGGGGTACCCGACGTGGCACGTTCCCCAGGTGGCGACGTGGCCGAACACGCGCCCGTCGTCGGTGACGGTGATCGGCGTCGGCTCGGACAGGTTCGGGTTCTCGTAAGCCGACGCCGGCGGGCGGAAGATCGTCCCGGCCGCGGCGGTCAGGCTCTCGACCTGGGCCTCGGCGTCGTCCTCCTCCTCGACGGGTGCGGCGGTCACGACGGTGACATTGGCGACCGGCACGGTCACCGGCGGCCAGTCGACGGCCTCGCCCTCGGCGTCCTCGGTGGGCTGGACGGTAACGGTCTCGGCGTCCTCGTCGACGGCGGTCACCTCACCGCGTCCGACGGTGTCGGCGTCGTCCTCGGCGCCGGCCGGCTCGACGTAGTCGACGACCGCGCCCGGGGCGACCTCGGCGCCGGCGGCGTCGGTGAGCGCCGCGGCGAGGTCGTCCCCGGCGGCGTCGATCGGGTCCAGTTCGATCGCGGCCTCAGCGAACGCCGGCGTGGCCACCTGGGTGACGCCGATCAGCCGGCCCTCGTCGACCTGCTCGTAGACGGGCGGGTTCTCGCCCTTCTCCCACTCCCCGATCAGCCAGTCCATATCGACCGGGTCGCCGTTCTCGTCGACCAGCGACCCCGTGACGCTGTCCAGGTCCACCGAGACACCGCCGAGGCCGGCCTCGACCAGGGCGATCGCCTTACCCACGGCCTCGGCCAGCGCCGGGTCGTCCAGGTAGTCGCCGCTGGCCACGATGCCGTCCGCGGTGAACTCCACGGCCAGGATCCGGCCCACCGTGGTGCTGCCGTCGTGGCCGAAACTGGTCGACTCCTGGTACATGAGGGGCAGCGGAAGATCCCGGGAGGTCAGCGACCCCGCGGCGAAGATCCGGCCGTCGCCGGTGGGCTTGGCGAACGGGGCCAGCACGGGCGCAGAGCGCCAGGTACGGCGAGGCATGGGCGGGGTTCCTTCCGGGGTGGCGGAGGCGGTGATCCCGTCGGGGCCGCCGGTCGTGGGTTCGGTGTCGATCGCGCCCTCGTCGAACAGGCGCCAGGCGATCGCCTCGGTGCGGGCCAGGACGTAGCCCCGCACCCACAAGGTGAACAGGTCCGGCGGGCCGCCGGTGTGCGGGCAGTCCGTCGACGGTCGCCCGTCGGCGTAGGCCTGCCGACCGGCGTCGTACGCGGCGACCTGCTCGGTGGTGGGCTCGGGGACGGCGTCGCCGGCCGAGGCCCGGAGCACCGAGCGGTCCCGGTCCATCAGGGAGTTGAGCGCCTTCTGGTTGGCGGCGGCCCGCGCGGTGCCCGGCGAGCCGGTGCGCTCGTAGTAGAACTCCGACCAGGACACCCGCCGCGTCGACTCCCAGAACTCCAAGAGTTCCTCGGAGGCGTAGCGGCCGGCCTGCCGCGGGTCCATCCGGAACAGTTCCCGGGCGTCCACGCCGGCGCGCTGCCCGGCCTTGCTCAGCAACTCGCCGCGGGTGGCGGCCTGGGCCTCGATGTACTGCCGCTCGGTGAACAGCGCGTACTCGACCTGGACCTCGCCGCGCGTCGGGGCGACGTCGGAGGCTTTGACGCCGCCGACCCGCGGGTGGGTCAGCCCGGGGATCCCGTTCTCGGCCTGGAACGCCTCGACCGCGCGGGTGACCTCGGCGTCGCTGGTCGCCGACCGGAGGACGTCGTCGACGACCTGCTCCTCCCGCTGCCGGTAGTCCATGAACTTCTCGTAGTCGTCCCAGCGGCGGCCCTCCAACTCGTTGGCGTCGTCCAGCCGGCCGAGGATGTGCGTCGCCAGGTCGTCGAGCTCGTCCTCGTTCAGGTTGCCGAGGTAGTCGTAGGACAGGCGGAGGGGAACGCCGGCGTCGTCGGTCTCCTGCTCGAGCTTCCGCTCGGCCCGGCGGGCGGCGGCCTTCTCCCGGCGGGCCTGGGCCGCGGCTTCCCGCTCGGCGACCTGGGCCGCGGACTGGGCCGCGCCGGCGCCCGGGGTGACCGTGCGGGCCGCCTCGGTGGCCGCCCGGACCCGGTCGGCCTGCCGGCGCTGCTCCTCGGGGTCGTCGTACGCGCGGACCTGGTCGTCGTCCGCGCGGGCCTCGATCTCGCCGGCGACGTCGTCGGCGTCTCGGAGTTGCCGGCGGGAGGTGTTCGGCGTCTCCTCGGTGGCCTCGACTTCCAGCATGGTGCAGCGGCAGTTGACGGTTTGGGCCGGCGGGGCGCTCGGGTCGCCCGGGTGGTCCAGCGACCGGCCGCCCACCCGGAAGGGCTCGCCGAGGGCCACCCGCTGCCCGTCGGCCCGGTAGTGGTCCTTCCGGGTGCGGCTGTCGATCGTGGCCAGCCAGACCTTGTCGATCTCCACCCCGGTGGCCTCGGCCCGGATCCGGGACGCGGCGAGGTGCCCGCCGTTGTACGCGCCGATCGTCTCGGTGCGGGCGATCGTCTGGGACCGCTTGAGCCACTCGTTCTCCGGGCCGCCCATCCGGGCCGAGAGCACGCCGGCGATCCGGTCGCGGATCGTGGGGATCGCGTCGCCGTCGTCGATCCCGAGTTGGACGGCGGTCCGGACGGCGTCGAAGGTCTGCCCGGGAACGTCGGCCATGCGGTTGCGGACGGCCCCGAGGTACTGCTCCTGCCAGGGGCGGGCGCTCACGACGTCGTCACGGTCCAGCAGCGCGCCGAACCGCTCGCCGAGCAGGTCGTCGATCGCGCCCACGATGTGCGCGTCGACCAGCCGCGCCCACTCCTCGGCGTGCGCGTTGATCGCCGTCGGGTCGGGGACGACGTCCTCGGGGGCCGCGGTGAGGGACTGGCCGAGCGCGGCGCGGGTGGCGATCGTCAGCCACTCCCGGACCGCGCGCCAGGTGGCCGCCTGCACCTTCTCCTCGAAGCGGGCGAGGTCGGCCGCGGCCCGCTCCCGCTCGGGGAGCAGCGGGTCGGCCTCCTCGGCGGCTGCCCGGAGGGCCGCGGCCCGGCGACTCACGCCGGCACCAGCGCGCGGCACCGGGCGACGATCGCCCGGAGGTGCCGCGGGTCGTGCGGCTCGGCGGCCTGCAGCAGCCCGCGGGTGTAGGTGTCCAACTCGCCGCGGAGCCGGTCAGCGTCCAGCCCGACCATGCCGGCGTCCTCGGCGAGGGTGTCCCAGGCGCCGGCCAGTTGCCGGTCCAGGTGCTCGGGGTCGACCGCGCGCCGGAGGTACCGGTCGCGGGCGGGCACGCTGCCCAGTTCCTCCCGGGCGGCGCGGTTGACCAGCATCCGGTTGCCGGCGAGCTCGAGCGCCCGCCGCACGGCCAGGTGCGCGGTCATGGTGGCGGCGTCGACCAGGGACGCGGCGGTGTCCTCGCCGGCGGGCAGGGCCGGCGGGCCGGTCTCCTCGCCGCCCTGGTCGTCGACGTCGTCGGTGCCGCCGGCGGGCAGGGCCTCGGAGGTGACGACGATCGGCAGGGACGGCAGGGACTCGCCGCGCCAGAGCCGCATCAGCGGATCCATGAGGGCGGGCGCCGCGGCGGGGTTGGCCTCGGCGATCTTCTGCAGCATCCGGGCGGCCCGGTCCTCGGGGCTGGCCTGGTCGCCGGCGTCCAGGCCGAGGTAGCGGAGCAGGGCCGCGCCCTTGAGCTCGCCGGCGTCGTAGGCCTTCTGGGCGTTGGCCGACTGGTCGGGGCGGGTGGTCAGTTCCGAGGTGTCGAACCAGAGGCAGAACCGGGACGGGTCCAGGCCGTCGTCGACCAGGTTCGGCCGGTAGTACTCCGAGTTCAGGGCGGCCACGACGGTGGTCAACTTGGGCTCGACGTGCAGTTTCACCCCGGCCTCGTCGATCTGCCAGGCGCCCCAGTGGTTGATCCCGCCGAGACCGAGCAGGGCCTCGGGTTCCATGTCCATGCTCAGCGCCATGCGCCGGATCGCCTTCTCCCGCGCCTCCTGCACCTCGGTCTTGAGCTCGGTGTAGAAGTTGATCCACTGGATCGCCTGGGCGACGTTGTCGCCGGGCAGTTCCAGGATGATCGGGACGATCGCCGAGGCGTCCGACCGGTCTCCCAGCGGGGTAATCATGGCGTCGGTGAGCATCGCGGCCAGCGGCGAGAGCCCCGGGTAGCGCTTCCGCACCTCCTCGGGGACGTCGGGGAGGGTCACGCCCTTGGCGACGGCCAGGATGCCGGCGCCGGCGAGACGGGAGTCCAGGTCGGCGGCGACCCGCTGGGACAGTTGCTCGAGCTCGGCGAGCACGGGGAGCACCGAGCGGGTCGGGGAGTAGGCCTCCCAGCGCTTCCGCGGGTGCGACTGCCAGACCCGGATCAGCACCGTGCGGTCCAGGTCCAGCGGGCGCTTCCCCTCGCCCTGGTCCAGGGTCCAGCGCTTGTTCAGGTACCGCAGTTCGGTGGTGCTCGCCGTCGTCCACTGGTCGGGGCCGCCGGCCTCGGGCGTCTCCCCGAGGACGTACAGGTCGCCGGGGATGGTCAAGTGGGTGCCGATGCTCCCGAGGATCTGGGCGGCGTGCGCTGGCCCGCCGAGCAGCCCGTCGGCGGCGGCGATCGCCCGCTTGTCCTCGGTCGGTCCGGCGGGTTTCCCGTCGACGACGTCGGCGACGTAGATCGTCGCGCGGCTCAGGGAGTTGCCCATCCAGCCGGCCGAGTAGGCGAGCTCGCCGCAGAGGTCGAAGTGCCGCCAGGCCTCCTCCTGCCAGTCCTGCTGGATCGCCGCCGAGGGCTTCCGGTCCAGCGGGATACGGGCGGCCGAGGACACCAGGCCCGTGACCTTGGGCGGTGCCGACGGGGGGGCGCTGGTCGCACGGGCCACGGGGTCAGTCCTCCGGCTCGAGGGCCACTAGCAGCCCCGTGAGGTGTGAGTAGGCGAGGGCGAGCGCCGAGCCGAGGGCGACGACGTCCCAGCCGTCGACCAGCAGCAGCGACACCAGGAAGGCGGCGGGGACGGCGATCCACACCGAGACGCACCAGCGGCAGTGGACCAGGTAGCCGGGCAGGGACAGGCCGTCGGGGTCGTCCGGGGGCGCCGGCCAGCGGCGGAGCACGGCGAGCCGGAGCGGGAGGCCGATCCGGTCCGTGGTCACCAGCCGGGTGATCCGCGCGGTGGCGAGCAGGCCGAGGGCGAGAACACCGAGAGCGACGACAGGTGACACGCCGCAGAGGGTATCCGGGCCTGCCGTCGTCGGCGTGGTACGCGCCGAGGCCCGGCGGGGCGCGCTAGGTCTGGGCCAGGAACAGGACGACGGCCGCGGCCAGCGTGGGGACGGTGAGCAGCACGCCGCCGGCGAACCATGCCGAGGCGCGTCGGGAGGGGCAGAGCGGGCCGAGGACGCGCCAGAGCACCAGGCCGGCGAGGACGACCAGCGCGCCGGCGATCAGCACCAGCCGCCAGACGTCGACGTCGGCGACGCCGGTCACTCGATCGCCAGTTGGCCGGGCCCGGCGATCGGTGCCGGCTTCCGGGGCGGGGGCTCGGGCCGCGGCTCGTACTGCCAGCAGGTCGCGTGCTCGGCGCCGCCGTCGAAGTCCAGGGCCTCGATCGGCTTGTCGGGGTCGGTGACGATCGCCAGCAGCACCGAGCAGGACGCGCCGGGGCCGATCTTCCGCCACTCGGGGGAGCCCTTCCGGGCGCCGTGCTGGCAGCCGTGGCCGCGGGAGCAGTTCCACTCCTCGACGTGCTCGATCGCGTCGTGCGCGTAGCCCCAGGGGCCGTCCAGCGGGCGGAAGGCCACCGGTCAGCCCGCCGGCTTGCCGAGCACGGTCCAGCACCGCCGGGCGTGGGTGCAGCGCTCGACCCCGTCGGAGTACTCCACGCCGTGCAGCGGGTGAGGGATCCGCACCGCCGCGGCCAGCCGCGCGGCCTCGGGGTCGCGCCGCCGGCGGTCGGCGTCGTACAGGTCGGCGAGCGTCACAGCAGCACGCCCTGGATCGGCTTGGACAGGCGGCCGACGATCAGCGGCAGGTAGGCGGCTTCCCGCTCAATCGTGAGGCACCGGAAGCCCTCGACGACGCACGCCTCGGCCGTCGTCCCCGAGCCGGCGAACGGGTCCAGCACTAGGCCGCCCGGCGGGGTGACCAGCCGGACGATCCACCGCATGAGGTCTAGCGGCTTGACCGTGGGGTGCGCGGTGTCGCCGTCCCGCGGGCGCTCGGAGGTCGGGGCCTTGGCCTCCCACCGGAAGGTCGGGAAGTACCGGGAGGCGCCGCCGGGCTCGAAGTCCCGGCGCTCGCCCTCGGTGCCCGTCTGCTGGCCGCCGTAGCCGATGCCCTGCCGGCGGGCCGGAGCGGCTCCAGCGCGCCGCACGCCCGTCTCGGCGTCCAACTGCTCGGCGGCCTCCTCGGCGAGCACGACGTTGGTCGGCCAGCGGCCGAGGTCGTGGGCCTGGGCCTGCCGGAGCGGTATCGGGTTGGCCGACAGGTTCAGCGACGCCCCGGGCGCGCGGACGTAGGCGGCGACGTCCATCCCGGCGTGCTTGGCGTCGATCGCCGCGCGGTCGGTCTCGGAGATCGGCACCCGGCACCCGTCGACGTTCAGGGCGCCGGTGCGGTGCTCGGTGACGTTGGCGGCGACCGTGCCGGTGAGGGCCTTCCGGGCGACGACGATCGGCTCGAACGCGGGCTTCAGCGCGGTGCCCCAGCCGGCCCACTCCTCCGAGCCGGTGGCGCGCTCGACGTCCAGCGACTTGGGGAAGCCCTGCCCGTACAGCCAGGCGATGCTGTCCCGGATCTCAAACCCGGCGTCCTCGACGGCGACGGCGAGGCGGTGCCACGTCCTCGACGACCCGAACGTCACCAGGTGGCCGCCGGGGCGGAGTACTCGCAGGCACTCGGCGGCCCATCGGCCGGCCCAGGCCTGGAACGCGGCCGGGTCGTTCTCGGCGTAGCCGCGGGAGTGGGTGCCGCCGTAGGCGAGGCCACCGCCGGCGCGGGTCTCCTGGCCGGTCGCCAACTGGCCGAGCATCCCGCCGGGGCCGTCCCAGGCCTTGCCCATGAAGCCGATTCCGTAGGGCGGGTCGGTGACGACGGCGTCGACCGAGCCGGTCGGGATCTCGGGGAGCAGGTCCAGGGCGTCGCCGTGCAGGACGGTGACCGAGCCGTCCCGGTAGTGCGGGGCGGTCATACCGCACCGCTGAGCAGCACCCGGACAGCGGCGGCGGCCTGCTGGGGCACGACGCCGTTGCCGAGCATTCGCAGGGCCTCGCGCCGGTTGAGGCCGGGAACAGCAGTGACCCACCCCTCGGGGAGGCCCATCATCCACTCCACGAACTCGGGAGACAGGCGATGAGCGGGCGGGTTCCACAGCCCCCACACCGAGCCGCGGTGGCCGACGGGCTGGACACGGCTCCGGCGACGCCGGAGTGCAGCGGCGCGACGCCGCTGCCACCCCTCCCAGTCCTGCTCGGTCGGCGCCGGAGCGGGCCGGGTCATGGTCTCCCATCGTCTGACGGCGGTCTCGAACTCCCCCCACTGGACCCCTGCAACTCCTCCCAGGAGAACAGCTCCCGCGGCAGTTCCCCCCGGGCGATCTCCAGCGCCTGCTCCAGACTCGGAGCCGACCAGTGCTGCTGGGTGAGCGCCTTCCGCGACGTCCGGGCCGCCGCAGCTTTGGGCGTCGGCAACAGCGGGGCGTGCCTCGGATTCGGCCGGGTGCCCATTGCGGTCCGCTCGACCGCATCCGTCAGCGTCACGTCCGACGGTGACAATCCGCCCGACGCCGCCGAGGCGATCGCCGTCGGCGTCGGAAGCAACGGGATGAGGGTCTCCAGTGACGGCCGCACCGATGCTCCTGAACTCGGGGACTGCTGTGTCCCGTACGGGACCGCCGTCGGCGTCGGCAGTAGCCGCTCGAGCGCGTCCGGCAGTCCGTCGTCCCCCGTCGTCCTCGGCTTCCCGTCGCGCTCCCGGCCGGGCCCGTTCTGCCGGCCCTTGTGGTCTCGCGCTACCGGTGTCGGCAGCAACGCTACGGCCGTCCTCAGGTTGTCCCCGCCGTCCCGACCCGACGAACCCGGCCCTCCGGCGCCGTCCGACGTCGTCGGCGTCGGCAGCAGGCCAGGCGACGACGAACACCCGGAAGCGGCCGTGAGGTGCGCCCACGTCGGCAGCGCGTAGGCCGATCCAGCGAGCGTCGTACCCGAGGTCGGCCAGGTCTCCGAGAACGGCTCCGAGTGCCCGCAGAGGGACGTGGTCGGGGTCTCCCACACACCACGGGCAGGATTCCAGCGAGCCACCGGCTTCGGCACTGAGCAGACCTCTCACGTTCTCGATCACGACAAGGGACGGGCGCAGCTGGTCGACGGCGTAGGCCATTCGCTCCCACAGCCCGGAGCGGGCGTCCAGCAGGCCGAGGCGTTTCCCGGCGAGGGAGAGGCCCTGGCAGGGAAACCCGCCGGTGAGGACGTCGACGCGGGGCACGCCAGCCCAGTCGATCGCGGACACGTCGCCGAGGTTGGGCACGTCGGGGTGCCGGTAGGCGAGCAGGCGGGCGGCGGCTTGGGTGGGGCGCGGGTTCTTCTTGGTGGGCGGCTCGTACTCGGACACCCACACGGTGCGCCCGCCGGTGACCTCCTCGACAGCCATGTCTAGGCCGCCGTAGCCGGTGAACAGGGACCCGATCCGGAGGCCGATCACCGGCGGGTGAGGAACTGAACGGCGGCGTCGTCGATGTGGTGCTCGGCGGCGATCTGCTCGAACAGGTCCGTCTGGTCGCCGTCCTCGTCGGGGGTGACGGCCAGGCCGACGCCGGTCCAGGCGTCGCGCGGGACGGCGATCGCCAACTGGCGGCCGGTAGGGGTTGTGCGGGCGGTGCGGGGCATGTCGGTCTCCTCCACGAGTCCGGGTTTTGCGTGCAGGTGAACAGTACACGATCAGGGTCCCTGGCTGGGTCAGGGAGCGCGCTCGGCGTCGTCGTGCGGCACCAGCAGCGCGTCCAGGGCGGTGAGGCCGGCGTCGGTCACGACGTACGGGGCGCGCGCGCGGCGGCGGTGCGCCGGCTCCTCGATCCGCACGGCCCAGCCGCGGCGCTCGACCTTGGACAGGGACGCCGTCGCGGTGCCCATCGGCCACCCTGTCTCGGCGTCCAGTTCCAGGGAGGTGAGGCCGCGGTCCTGCTGGGCCGCCACCCGGGCCAGGGACTCGGAGACGCGGGACAGGCCGCGGTAGTCCGGCTCCTCGGTGACGCGCGCCGAGGCGATCCGGGCGGGGCGCTCGGAGCCGTCGGAGGACGTGACGGTGTCCGGGCCCTCCCAGCCGGACGCGCGGAGGCGGGCAACGTCGCCGGCGACCGTGCCCGGCGAGCACCCCAGCCGCTCGGCGATCGGCCGGTTCGGCAAGCGGGAGGCCTTCATCGACGCCACCAGGTGCAGGCGCTCGGACGACGGGAGGGCGAGATCCCGGAGGTCGCCGAACTCGGCCTCGCAGTACTCGTGCCAGGTGGCGTAGCCCATGGCCAGGTGGGCGCCGCCCTCCCGGGCGCGGACCAGCTTCCGGATGCCCTGGCCGAGGTGTCCGCGGATCTCCTCGGTCAGCCGGCGGGCCAGGCGCTCGGACAACTGGACGGCGGTGTAGCGGGTCAGGTCGGCGGGGCCGATCGTGACGCCGTCGGGAAGGGCGTCACCGCCCCAGGTGGCGATCGCGGTCATGGTGGTCTCCTCCACAGAGCCGGGGTGGTGCGGGTGGGTCAGCGGTAGCGGCGGGCGATCAGGGCGGCGTTGCCGACGATGCCGCGGAGGTGCGCCGCGGCGGCGGTGTCGCCGCGGCGCTCGGCGCGGGCCAGGGCGGCGCGGGCCTGGGAGAGCTCGGCGGCGGCGGTGGCGGCGTTGTGGGCCATGTTGGTCTCCTCGGTTCGGCGTCTTTCGCGTACAGGTGGACAGTACACCGGGGCGGGTCGTTGTGTGCAGGACACCAGCACGACGCGCCGGAAAGTGGTCAGGCGGTGCGGGCCCGGAACGGCAGGATCTCGGCGTCGACCTGGGCGAGTTCGGCGAGGACGTGCTCGAGCTCCTCGGCGGTCGGGATCTCGCCGCGGGCGTCCAGCGCGTAGAGCTCGCGGTTGATCGCCTTGGTCGCCTTGCCGAGGGCGTCGCGCTGGCCGGCAACCTCGCCGAAGTGGTGCGCGGCGTCGGAGTAGGTCACCAGCACCAGCAGGGTCGGGGAGTCGAAGGGGTCGGCCGCGCCGGTGCCGGCGTCGGGGTAGACCCGGCCGGAGGTGAGGTCCAGGACGACGACGGCGGCGGGGTTGGCGAGGACGTAGTCGACGTCGTCGCGGGTCACCTTGGGGGCGGTGGCGGTGGTGGTCATGTACCGGTGAACGGCACGCTGCCCGGAACCTTGAGCCGGACGGCGGAGATCCCTCGGAGGAGTGAGAACCGGGCGCGCTGGGCGGTGGTCCGCCACCGGGGGCGGGGTTCCGCACGCTCACCGCGCGTGCGCCTACCGCCCTCGCCGGAGTCAGTCCGCGCCCGGCCGCGTGACCGTACGACACCGGCCCCGCCCTCGGTGGAGGACGGGGCCGGCGGGCGAGGTGCCCATCTCCTCGACGCGGGCGGGTAGATCGGACCGGGCGGCCACGGGGGTAGCCGCCCGGCGGGGGTGACGCTAGTCCCTCGGCGCGGATCCGCGGGCGTCGGTGACGCGGTCGGCGTGCGGGCGCCGCGGCTTGCCGTTCAGCAGGGACCGGCACCGCTGGCCGGGCGGGGCCGTGCAGACCCGGCACCGGAGGTCCAGCGGGGAGAACGTCGTCACGTCCGCCGAGCCTCCCAGGCTTCCGCGGCCCAGCGGCCGTGGGCGAGGTGGCGGGCGGCGGCCTCCTCGGGCGAGAGCAGCGACGCCGGCGGGATCACGACGTTGACGTGGACCCCGCCCATGGCCGCCAGCCGGGACACCGGCACCCGGTCGGCGCGGACCGGCTCGGGGTCGGCCAGGTACCGGGTCAGGTGGCGGACCAGCCAGCGGGCGACCGCTCGGGCGATCCACCGGTAGACCTCGACCAGGGCCTCGAGCAGCCGGCGCCGCTCACAGAGCAGGCACCCGGGCCGGTAGGTGTGCCCCTCCCCGCAGCGGGTCAGGCAACCGGTGCCGGCCCACCAGCGGCGCGCGCGGTTCACCGGGCTGCCCCGGTGGACTTGGCGCGCTGGTACATCTCCACGGCCTCGGCCCAGGCCTCGGGCGTGGGGTGGGTGCCGTACGGCGTCGACCGGCGCCAGGCCTCGACCTGCTCGACCTGCCACGGGTCCAGGGAGTACGGCCGGAACCGGTCGCACGCCAGGCACTTGCCGTGGCCGAGGCCGGGCCGCTCGAAGCGGGGCGGCTGGCAGGTGCAGGTCCGCCAGGCGATCGCGGCGGCCGAGCACCAGTGGTGGAACAGGCCCGGCTCGCCCTGCCACCAGCGGCCGGCGGGCCGGTCCCAGCCGTGCGACACGTTGACGACGTCGCCGCGGCGGGACCGCCCCGAGCACCAGCCGCACCGGGTCAGCGCCCACCGGCGGAGGCCCTGCAGCGGGTGGACCTGGAGCCGCCAGTGGTGGACGTGCAGCCGCCACCGGTCGTCTCGGACGCGGCGGCCTTTCCGGGCCTTGGCGACGGCGGCGATCGCCTCGGCGAGCACCTTCTCGACGCGGTCCAGTTCGGCCAGCGACGGGCCACCGAACCGGCCGAGCAGGGCCAGGCGGTCGGCCTGGGCCTGCTCGAGCGCCTCGACGGCGAGGCGGATCCGCTCCCGCGCGGGGCCGTCGACGACGGTCCGCCAGTGGGCGCACACCTCGCCGGAGTCCCGGCCGTCGGGCTCTCGGTGCCAGACGGTCAGGAACGGCGGGAAGTAGAACCGGCGGCCGGCGACGGTGACGAACGGGGACGGCCGCCACCCGAGGCCGCGGCCGTGGCCCCAGTCCCAGCGGGTGCCGGCTCGGGCCGGCTCGGGGCGGAGCCGCGGCCAGGGCCGGCGGACCGAGAACGCGACGACCAGCGGGTCATGCACCGGAGGCCTCCCGTCCGAGGCGGACGCGGATCCGGGCGCCGCCGGCGGTGAGCACGCGCACCTCGGTGACGTTGCCGGGCAGCACGGCGACGGTCAGCAGTTCGCCGGAGTACTCGGTGACGGGGCCGAGCGCGCACGGTGGGCGGTGCTCCCGGCCGGTGACGGTGACGGTGGTCCCGAGCCGGTCGACCAGTTCCGCGGGGCTGGCCGCGGTCAGGGTGTCAGGCACCGGACGACGCCCGTCCGCGCCGGGCGCGGTTGACCCCGTCGCCCACCGGCTCGGGCTCGGCGTAGGCCACCTCCTCCTCGGCCGGGTAGGCGGCGGCCTCGGGCTCGGCGGCCACCGCGCGCGAGCGGGCCTCCTCCCGCTCGGCCCGGATCCGCTCGGCCTCGGCCTGGAGCTCGGCGCCGCTGGGCTGGTCGGTCTCCCACTCCACCCGGAGCAGGTCGACGCGCAGGAACACGCGCGCGTCGGGCGGGGCCTGCCCAACCGTTTGCAGGTGGGCCACCAGCAGGCCCAGGTCGGCCAGGCTCAGGGCCTCGCCCTCGGGCACTCGGTGCTGCGCTTCTCGGGTCACCTTCACCGCGTCTCCTCCACTAGACGAACGGACACCCGGGCGTGGGTCGCCTCGGGGCACGGGAACGGGCGGAACGTACCGCCCGGGTCTGACAGGCAGCCGTACAGCACCCCGACGGAGAACCGGGCGGGGCCGGGTTCCCGGCCGAGGGTGACGGCCAGCGCCGCGCGGGCGGCGGTCTCGAGCTCGGTGAGCGCCGCCGGCCAGCGCCGCGGGTCGGCGACGACGTCCCGCGGGATCACCGCGCACACCCCGCCCTCGACCGAGGCCGGGGGCGGGTCGATCAGGGCCACAACTCCGTCCAGACCAGACGGACGGCGGGCACCAGCACGGCGACCAGGGCCAGGGCGAGGGCGACCGCGGCGCCGGCGGCGGCCCACCAGACGACGCGGCGGGGCAGGCCGGTGCCGTCGTCGGCCTCGAGCAGTTCGCCGGCGAAGTGCTCGACCCGGTCCCCGAGGTCGCCGAGCGCGGGGCGGCGCCAGCGGGACGGGTGGGCGACCGGCCCGCCGTCGGAGTACTCGGCGACGTCTTCCCAGAACTCGGGCGGGTCGTCTTGGTCGTCGTCGACGGGGTGGAGCCGGCGCACGCCGGCGATCGGGGCGGTGCGGGTGTCGTCCGGCTCGGTGCCGGCTGGGATCTCCTCCACGGGGGCCTCCTCGGGGCTCAGCGGCCCATCATGCCGCGCCGCGGTCCGCCGATCCGCGCGGTCGCTGGCCGGCGCACGCCCACCGAGGTGGACACCTGGGCCGGGCCCTTGTCCTCCCCGAGGAAGTACCGCACCCCGTGGACCAGGGCGTCCAGCCGGTTGGGTGACCACGTCGCGTTGGCCTCGTACGTGGTCTGCTCCTCCTCGAGCTCGGGGAAGGCGCCGACGTGCCAGACGCCGGTCGTGGGCCGGTTGGCCGACGGGTACAGGGCGGCGACGGGCTGGGCCCGATCGAACTTGGTCCCGCGCGCGGGCAGTGGCACCAACTTGGGCAGGACGTCGGCCGCGGGGATCTCCCCTTGCCGCTGGAGCTCGGCCCAGGTGTTCCGGATGCCGAGCGCGACGTTGTCCCCGCCGTAGTTGGACTCGTACAGGATCGCGCCCACGGCGTGCAGGTGCGCGGCCCGGCAGACCGCGGCGTACCGCTCGTCGGGGGTGCCGGCGGTGGAGTCGTCGGCCAGGACCAGGATCGGGCCGGGGTCGTCCAGGTTGGCGGCCTTGGCGCGGGCGTCGGCGACGACGGCTTCCAGTTCGGCGGCGGTCAGCACCGCGCCGTCGGCGGCGGTCAGGTCCGGGGCCGTGCCGGGGCGGGCTCGGCCCAGGGTGACGATCCCGGTTGCGTCGCCCTCGGCGGATCCGGAGGGGTCGACGACGGTCACCCGCTCGACCAGGTCGGGCAGCGGGCCCAGCCAGCGGGCGCGGCTCAGAGTGGCCGTCTTCCACAGCGCGCCCTCGATCTCGTCCAACATCTCGCCCCCGAGTTCCTGCCGGCCCAGCGCGCTGCCCCCGTACTTCCGCTCGAGCCGCCGGAGCACGATCGGCGACAGGTTGGCGGCGTTGTCGAAGGTCGACCCGTGGGTGATCACGATCCCTTCCTCGGGATCCTTGGCGCGCTCGACCAGTTCGATCATGTGCTTGACCCGCTTGGGCGTGGTCGTGATGATCCCGAACGGCTCGGTGGCCTCCCGGAGCCGGAACTCCAACATCTCCAGGGTGGCCGTCGGCTTGCTGCTCTTGGACTTCCGGCCCCAGGCGGCGAACTCCTCGCACCAGAACCCGTCGAAGGCGAAGCCGCGGAGCCGGTCAGGGTCGTTGGAGGAGAACGCCCGGAACACGGTCCCGTTGCGGAGGGTCAGCGTCGTATCGCCGCTGCTCTCCACGTAGGCGAGCCGGCCGCCGCGCCCGCGGGCGATCTCCTCGGGGGGGATCACGGCGAGCAGCCCGGAGGTGGGGTGCTCGAAGCAGATCTCCCGGACGTCGCGGTCGCCCTCGTGAATCACCGCGATGTGCAGCGGCCGGGCGGTGCCGCGGCGCCGGCACTCCTCGGCGGCGGTGCGGGTCTTGCCGAACCCGGCGCCGGCGAGCAGCAGCCAGACGTAGGCGCCGGCGGGGTAGACCTGGGAGGGCCGGCGCTTGGCCTCCCAGTTGTACCGCTCGGCGTCCCGGTCGGCGTCGATCGCGGCGGCCAGGGCCAGGATCTCCCCCTCGAGCTCGTCGTCGGTGAGGTTGTGCAGGCTCACCCGTCACCGCCCGGGAAGGTGAGGACGACCAGCACCAGGCCCCAGCCGACGGCGGTCGCGCCGAGGCCGAGCAGGACGCCGCGGGCGAGGCCGCGGGGCCGTGCGGATCCGGCGAGCCAGAGGGCGAGGCCGAGCAGCACCAGCAGCGGGCCGACGCTGGTCACGGGATCAACTCCGGGTGGTCGTCGACGACCAGGGCGAGGACGGCGCCGACCAGCACCGCCCCGTCCAGTTCGCGGTACTCGGTGCGCTCGGAGAGGCGGGCGGCCAGCCCGGCGCGCGCCCGGAACCGCGGATCCGCCTCGTACCGGCGGACGGCCTCGGCCACCAGCGCGTCGGCCTGGGCGTCGTCGACGTCGATCGTCTCCACGTCGGGCAGGTGGAGGACGTCGACGGCGTGACCGAGGGGCAGGGACAGGGTGCGGGCCTGCCCGTCGTCCTCGGTGAACGTCACCGAGGCGTACACGCTGGACACGTCCGAGGGGCCGACGTCGTCCAGCCGGCCCTCGAAAGTCTGCCCGCGGGCGGGCCGGTCACCGATCCGGCCGGGGTGGTCGACGGTGAGCCGGATCCGGCGGCCGACGTGCCGGGCGAGCAGGCCGAGGGACGCGGGCCGCCAGTCGCCGAGGTCGATCGGCGCGGTGACCGGCTCAGCCACGGGGCTGGGACGGGTCGAAGATCAGCCAGCCGCGGGCGACCAACTCATCGGCGACGGCGGCGACCGCGCGGGTAGCCCCGAGCCGGTACAGGTCGGCGGGCGAGACGACGCCGGTCGCGTCGGGGATCACGTCGGCCAGTGTGCCGATCCGGGTCTCCACCGCGCGCACGAACTCCTCGCCGAGAGGGACCGCGTCGATCGGCAGGTCGGGGCCGGGCTCGGTGCGCGGGGACGGCGCGGCGGCAACGTCGACGTGCAGCCAGGCGCCCCAGCCGTACCGGATCCGCTGCCGGCCGCGGCGGTCGGTCTCGGGCACCTCGGCGGCCCACGCCCGACACTGGCCGGCGCAGCCGCCGAGCTCGGCGGGGACGTGGCACTCGTCCAGCGTGTAGTGCTCGAAGTCCGGGCCCCAGGCGACGCACCGGGCGGAGTCGTGCGGGCAGCGGGTGTGCGGGCACGGGCCGAGGACGGGGGCCGCGGCCTTCCCGGGGAACCACGACACCTCGCCGGGGTGGTCCAGGCTCGGCTCAGCCACGCGGCGGCACCTCCTCGGGGCGCGGGGTCAGCAGGGCCAGCAGCCCGTCGACGACGACGACGATCACGGCGGCGAGGTTACGGACCAGGCTCACAGATCCTCACCGGCCACGGCGCGGACGACCAGGCCCTCGAGCCAGCGGGTGACCGCGTCCCGGGTCACCAGGTGGACGGGGTCGCCGTCGCCGGTGTGGACGGTGGCCGGCTGGAGCTCGTCGCCGGCGAGGACGACCAGCCGGCGGAGGAACGCGGCCCGCGATCGACGTTCCGCGGCGACCGGGTCGGTGGTGAGGTCCGGCGGCGGGTCCGCGGGGACGGGCAGCGTCGGGGTGATCAGGTACCGGCCGCCGTCGACCTGGGGCAGGTTCTCGACGACCGCGCGCACCAGGTGGTCGGCGACGTCCTCCGGGGTGCCGGCCCAGGCGTTGCCGGCGATGCCGACCAGGTGGTCGGTCGTGACCCGGCCCCAGACTCGGATGATCGGGTCGCGGGTGTAGCCCTCGGGGCGGGACAGGGCGGCGACGATCACCCGGTGGAGCGGGTGCCGGCGGGCCTCCTCGTCGGGCTCGGTGCGCGTCGACGGGGGCGGGGTCTGGTCGCCGAGGACGGCGGGCCGGTGCTCGGCGCGGATCCGCTCGGCGTCGTCCCTGCAGGTGTCGCAGATCCGGACGCCGCCGCAGCGGTGGACGGGCGGGCGGTCGGCGGGGTTGGCGGGGGCCACGGTGACGCCGGGCACGGGGTGGCCGTGCCGGGTCCAGGGCCCGCCGGCGTCGGTGTCAGGCACGGCGGATCTCCGATCGGGTGAGGCGGACGCGGATCCGGTCCGGGACGCCGTCGGGGTACCGGGCGGCCACCCGGTACGGGGTGCCGTCGACCAGCACCTCGGCGCCGACGTCGGGGGAGTCGTCCAGGTAGGAGAACCAGGCGGCGGGCCAGGTGGTCTCGACCTGGTCGGCGGGCAGCGGCGGGGCGACGGTGAGCAGCGGGGCCAGTTCGGCGGCCCACGCCTCGGCGATTTTCCGGACGTCGTCCCCGGGAGGGCCGGCGGTCTCCCGGTCCAGCAGGCCGGCCAGGCGCTCGACCAGCGCGGCCGGCACCTCGGCCGGCTGGCCGACGGGCGGGTGGTGCCGCATCGCGGCGATCCGGGCCGAGCGGCGCCGCGGGTGACCCTCGCCCTGGCCGACGATCTCTCCGTTCCGGGCCTGGACGTGCCACCGCCAGTCGATCAGGCGGCCGAGCGCGCCGGCCTGCCAGACGGTGACCCGGTCGCCGTGGGCCGTCGTCCAGCGCTGCCCGGTCATGGCCGGGGACAGGCCTTCCGGCGCCGGCAGGGTCTCGATCAGGGGCGCGGTCTCGGTCATCGTCGTCTCCTCCACTGGGTCACTCTCCCGCGCCGGACGGCGGGGTGTCAGGTGAGGCCGCCGGCGCGGCGGCCTTCTGCTCGGCGGTGAGCCGCCGCTGGGCCTCGGCGATCAGTTCGGCCAGCCGCGCGGCCTTCTCCTCCGGGGTCATGCCGGATACGTCGACCGGGATCGGCCCGCCGTCGGGGCCGGAATGCTGGACGACCTGGGGCCCGTCCAGGCCCAGCAGCCGCGCGCGCCGCTCGGCCACCCGCAGCGCCCGATCGACCGCCCCGAGCTTCCCGGCGATCACCTGGGGCCACAGCGCCCGCAGCATCAGGTCCAGGCGTTGCGTCTCCAACTCGATCAGTTCCCGGGTCGGTTCCCGCACCGCTTCCCGGAGCGCCTGCTCGACCGCCCGGTACGCGGTGCCCTTGTTCGAGTACAGACGACGCCCGTCCGCACCGTGGGCCGCGGCGATCTCCTCGAAGGTAGCGCCGGCCTTCCGGAGCTCGACGGCCTGCCGTCGCTTCTCGGCCGCGGTGACCTTCACGGTGGAGCCGGCGCCGTTGGGTCGCTTCCCGGTCGGGGTTGCTTCCCCAGGGTTGGTGGGGGTGGTCACTGGGAGGCCTTGCGGGCGAGGGCGTAGTCGCGCTGGGTGCCGGGGTCTGGGGGGAGGCCGAGCAGCCAGCGGGCGAGGGGTCCGAGGGGGCTCCGGAAGGTGGGGAGCGGGGTGCCGCATCGGCGGCAGGTGAGGCCGGCGGGGTCGTGGGGTGGGCAGGTCGGCGGGGTGTGCGGGTCAGTCACCGGGAAGCCTTCCGGGTGCGGGGGTGCGGGGTGGGGTGTTGCTTTCCGTCCAGTGTGCGGGTGACTCCTCCGGAAGCCTTCCGGGCGAGGGTGGACAGGTCGTCGGGGAGGGTGCCGGCGTCCAGGTGTCGGCGGATCTCGGAGGCGTCGATCGCGCCGGTGTGGGCGTCGGCGGCTCGGCGGCGTGCGGTGCTCGGGGGCGGCGGGAGGATGCGGCGGTAGGCGACGACGGCGAGGGCGGCGAGGGCGGCGCACTCGGCGAGCACCAGCAGGGTGAGCAGGAAGCCGGTCATCGGCGTGCCTTTCCGGGTCGGCGCTTGGGAGTGCGGGTGATCCTGGGGCGGTCGGTCGCGCAGGTGGCGGCGACGATGTAGCCGAGCGGGTGGTCGGCCAGGAAGGCGGCCATCTCGTCGGCGACCTGGGCGGCTTCCGGGGTGTGGAGGTGTTCCCGGAGGTTGGCGAGGCCGGCGTCGCGGGTCCAGACGGCCCACTGGACGGGGCCGGCTCGGCGGGGTCCGGCGATCTCGACGACGCGGTCGTGGGTCAGTTGCTTGGCCGTCTCGACGTCCAGCAGGGAGCGGACGGCGGCGAACTTGAGCGGGGTGTCGCCGTCGCCGCGGTGGCCGTGCCAGACCGGGAGGCCGGTCACCGGGCCAACTCCGGGTGAGCGACGCGGTCGGTGGTGCCGGCGGGCTGCCGGATCGGGGTCGTGCCGGTGTGCTCGGCGTACCGGCGGGCGATCACGTCGCAGTAGGCGGGCTCGAGCTCGATCGCCAGGACGGTGCGGCCGAGGTGGTGGCCGGCGATCAGTTCGGGGCAGGTGCCGGCGAAGGGGACGCCGACGGTGCCGCCGGGTGGGGTGCTGGACTTGATGGCGCGCTCGACCATGGCGACGGGCTTGGGGGTGGCGTGGCCGTGCCGGTCGTCGCCGTGGACGCGGGGGAAGGTCCAGACGTCGCGCATGGTGTCGTGGGTGTTGTCGAAGTAGGTCCGGCCCTCGCGGAGTTGGGCGGCGAGGCGGCGGCGTAGGGCGTTGGCGTCGCCGTCGAAGTCGGGGAACAGGTCGCCGAGCAGTTCGGCGTAGGGCTTGACGAACGCGCGGCCGTCGGCGGCGGCCTGGAGGGTCTCGTAGTGGTTGGCGGTGATCGGGAGGAACTGGGAGCGGGTGAACCAGTGGCCGGCCATCTGGGTTCCGGTCAGGGCGTTGACGTCGCGGTTGGTCCAGCCCATGCGGTCGCGTTCGGCGACCAGCCAGGCGCGTAGGGGCTCGTTCTCCTCTTGGTACTCGTCGGTGTTGACGTTGCCGAGGAACTGCCGGCCGCGCATCAGGAACAGGCAGCGCTCGGAGGCGACCGGGTAGGAGTGCCGGTCGGCGGAGCGCTGGCCCATGCCGCTGCCCTTGTCCCAGACGACCTCGTTGCGGACCATCAGGTCGGGGTCCTTGCCGAGGCCGCCGACCCACCAGAGGCGCCAGAGGTCGGCGGCCTGCCCCCAGACGTAGGCCGAGCCGTTCTCGGCGAGCACGGGCAGCCACGCGGCCCACCAGGACACCTGGAACCGATCCAACTTGGGCCCGTACAGGTTGTCGTTGGCGATCCCGTCGGCCTCCTTGCCCATGCCGTAGGGCGGGTCGGCGTGGATCAGGTCCAGCGCCTCGGTGACGCCCTCGACCAGGCGGAGGACGTCGTCGGCTCGGGTGGAGTCGCCGCAGAGCAGGCGGTGCGGGCCGAGGTGCCAGAGGTCGCCGGGGCGGGTGACGGCGTCGGCGGGGGCGATCGGCTCGGGGATCTCGTCGGGGTCGGTGAGGGCGACGGGGCTGCCGCCGTCGGTGGCGGGGGCGATCGCGCGCTGGAGCTCGGCGAGGTCGTCGGGGGTGTAGCCGGTGCCGGCGAGGTCGGGGAGGCCGCCGAGCAGGGCGAGCAGGCCGGCGGAGTCGTAGCCGCCGACGTCGCTGGTCCGGTTGTCGGCGAGCAGGATCCGGCGGGCTTCCTCGTCGTCGACGTCGCGGAACACGGCGTCGATCGCGGTCGCGCCCTCGGCGATGAGGGCCTTCCGGGTGTGGTTGCCGGCGAGGACGTAGCCGGTGGACTGCTGGACGACGATCGGCTTGTACTGGCCGAACTCTCGCAGGCTCTCCCGGATCTTCTCGACGTTGCCGACGCGCGGGTTCTCGGGGTGCGGGGTGACCGAGTCGATCGGCACGCGCTGGACGGTCAGCGGGGCGGTGTCAGGCACGGCGGGTCTCCTCGGCGGTCAGGCGGTCGATCAGGTCGCGCGGCGGTGTCCAGAGTCCCAGCGCGCCGCGGGCGGGGATGGGCTCGGGGAGGGCGCGGGGCTGCTCGAGTACCAGGTGGTGAACGGTGCGGACGGTGCGGCCGTTGGCCTCGGAGTACTCGGCCTCGCCCCAGGGCTCGCAGCAGCCGGCCGCGGGATGGGCGTCGACCAGGTCGACGACGCCGATCACCGCGCCGGCCGGGAAGTCGTCGGGGCCCCAGCCGCGGCCGAGGCCAGCCGGATCCCAGGCGGCGAGCACGCGCGGATCCGAGGCGCCGCGGGCGGACCAGGTCAGGGCGGCGTGGATCGCCAGCGGGCCGCGGTAGGTGGTGCCGCGTGACCGGTTCTCCACGTGTTTGCCGCCCTCGACGATCGCCCACGCCCACGGCTGCCGGACGGTGAGCGCCCTCACCGGGGGCCGCCGGGCAGGTCGCGGGTGCCGTCCAGCGGGACGGACGACCGGGCGGAGACGCCGGCGAGGTCGACGCGCGTCCCGACGTCGTCGACGGCCTCGCCGGCGGCGAGGTGCCAGGGTCCGGGCCACCAGCCGGCGCCGCGGACGTAGATCCACGTCGCCACCTCGGTGGGCTCGGGCCGCGCCGTGCCGACGGCCTTCCGCGGGTCGGTGGCCTGCTCGGCGCGCGCGGCGTTCTCCTCGTGGGCCTCAATCGCCCGCTGCCGGTCGTGCCAGGTGTTCAGCGTGTCCAGCACGATGCCGCGGACCTGGCCGAGCGTCGACGGGCCGAGGTGGATCCGGTTGCCGATCAGCCGGTCGATGCGGTGCAGGGCCAGCGCTTCCGGGGTGAGCGGCTGGTCGTGGCCGGCCGAGGCGTGCAGCCCGGCGAGCTCGTCCGCGTCGTCGACGTCGATCGTCTCCGGTTCGCCGATGGGCTCAGCGTCGACGACGGGCAGCACCCGCCAGCCGTTCTCGGCGAGGACGTCCCGGAGGGTCTGGGCGAAGTCGACGCCGCCGAGGTTCTCGAGCCGGTCGTCGTTCAGGGCGTCGGCGATCGCGGCCTCGGCGAGCTCGTCGGGGCCCGGCGCGGTGACGGCTTCCACCGCCTCGACGACGTCGACGCCCTGCTCGACCAGGTCGGCGATCGCCTCGACCTCCTCGGGGGCCCAGTCGTCGGGCAGCGGGGCGCCGCAGTCCGCGCACTTGACCGGGCGCCCGGTGCTCGACTGCTCCCAGGCGAGGTGCCGGCAGTCGTCGGCGCCCGGCTCGGCGAGCAGCGGGGCGGGACCGGTGGGTCGGTCGGGGGCCTCGCCCTGCTCGACGACGTCGCGGCGCTGCTCGGGGCGCTCTCGCTCCCAGCCGTCCCAGTGGCCGTCGCGGTCCAGGTTGCGGAACTCGATATCGTCGCCGTTCTCCCGCTGGACGGCGGCCAGGAACTTGGCGGCCGGGGTGCGCTGGACGCCGGCGGAGACGTACACGACCGCGCCCTCGGGGAGGGCGTAGTCGACGGGCTGGGAGATCTCCCGGGCGGCGTTGTGCCCGTCCAGGGTCCAAATCCTCGGGACGGGGATCCACGGCGCCGAGGTGGCGATCGCGCCGCGGACGCGGCGGGACTCGGCGAGGTCTAGGGCGAGCAGGGCGGTGGTGCGGGCGTTCATCATGCGGAACTCCTCGATGGGGTGCGGGTGGTGTGGCGCCGGCGGGCGATCCGGCAGGGGGCGCAGGTGACGACGCCGGCCAGCGCGGTGGCCCAGTACCGGCGCGGGTGGACGTGCGGGGCTAGGTGGACGCGGAGGTGCCCGCCGGCGAGGCCGACGGCGAGCAGGGCGGCCACCTCGGGGCGGACACCGACGGCGAGCAGGTGCGAGTACTCGGCCCAGGCGTCGCGGTCAGGTAGGGGCCGCACCGGGGGTCTCGCGCATCAGGTCCAGGGCCTCGAGCAGGGAGCCGGCGAGCATGGCGGCGCCGGAGGTGGTCAGCGCCGCGGTGACGGTGATCGGCTCGGTGGTGCCGTTGACGTGTCCGCGGAGCGTGAGCACGGCGGCCAACTGGTCGACGACCGCCCCGTCGCCCTCCCGGACCTTGGTCGCGGCCACCTGGACGCGGATCGCCTCGGCAACCAGCAGCCCCGGCGGGGGGGCGTCGGCCGGGGTCACGCGGCGCCATCCAGCAGTTCGCGGGCGGTCTGCAGCCGGAGCCACTTCCCGACGTCGCCGCCGGTGTCGGGGTGCAGCCGGGCGGCGGCCTTCCGGTACAGGGCTCGGCGGAGGTCGGCGTTGCGAGGCACCTCGGTGAGGTCGACGTCGGGGACGCCGGAGGCGGCCACCAGCACGCCGACGGCCTCCTCCACGGTCATGGCGGGCGGGGGGGTGCCGGTGCCGGCGCCGATCGCCCGGTAGCCGGCGTACTGGGCGCCGCGCTGGACGCCGTAGCGGTCGATCATGCGGAGGGCTTCCAGGGTCTTGACGATCGCGCGCACGTTGGAGTGCCAGCCGACGGCGCCCCGGCCGCCGAACTCGTCGGTGGCCAGCACCAGGGCGCCGTGCTTGGTCTGGGCGACCAGGCGGACGGCCGGGGAGTAGACCAGCGCGCCGGCGCGGAGCTGGCCGTCTTGCCGGATCGACGACTCGGGCACGTCCAGTTCCAGGGTCACCGCGGTGGCCCGCAGGGCGGTGAGTTCGCGGCGGAGCTCGTCCAGGGTGGTGGACCAGGGCGCGGCGAACGGGGACGGCCGGCCCTTGCCGGTGAGGCCTTCCCGGGTGCTCAGCGGGCGCACGGTGTAGAGGGCGGTCATGGTGCGGGTCTCGGTTCCATCGGTCTCTCCTCCACGAGAGGTCAGCGGATCAGGTCGCGGGACGGCCACAGGCAGCCGTCCAGGGCGGTGACGTTGCGAGGCGGGACGGAGGCGCGGGGCTGGCCAAGCCACTGGCAGCCCATCGCGGCGAGGATCACCGCGTCGGCCTCGTTGTCGTTGTGGATCGTGGCCGGGTAGGCGTTCATCGCCGCGGCCATGACCGTGGGCTTGTTGGCGTTGCCCTTCCCGGTGGCGAACTGGGCGCGGCTCTTGGGTGGCACCAGGGCAATCGGGTGGCCCCAGTCGCGGATCCCGAGCAGCACCGCCCACCACAGGCCGCCGCGGTCCCAGGTGCCCGGGGTGTTACTGCCGTAAGAAGGGGCCTCCAGGACGACCAGGTCGACGTCGAAGGGCACGGCGTTGGCGACCAGCCGGAGCACCTGCCGGATCCGGGCCTCCCGCTCGGGGTAGCCGTCGCCCTTCCGGCCGCGGGTCTCGAGCGTCTCGGTGGTGATCGGGCCGGTGGCGCGGGCCACGGCCACGCCGGTAGACGCCAGGGACAGGTCCAGGCCCATGACGGTGCTCACAGGTACCGCACCGGCGGCGGGGGCTGCTCCTCGCCGGCCAGCCGGTCGCCGAACCCGACGAACCGGCCGTCGAACGTGCCGACGATGCGGGCCACGGTCCGGTCGACGTCGACCAGCACCCCGGGGAAGCCGGCGGCGAGGCCGACGGCGAGCGCGGCCAGTTGCCCGGTCAGGCGGGCCCAGGCTTCCCGGTCGCGGTCCCGCTGGGCTTCCCGGTCGCGGACGGCGTCCAGTATCCGCCAGACCTCCGGGCGGTCCCAGCGGGCGACGCGGGCCGCCCACCGCCGGTTCCGGATCTCCCGGATGCCGACGGTGAGCAGCCACGCGCACGCGGCGGCGAGCGCCAGGAACGCGGCCCAGTACTGGCCGGTCACCGCGGCGAGCACGCCGCCGGCGGTCAGTCCGGCGAGGCCGAGCAGCAGGCGGGCCGGCGGGTCACTGACCACTGGTCTGGAACGGCGACCGGAACGCCCGGACGTTGCCCGGCTCCTCCTCGGTGGGCTCGGCGTCGGGCTTGCCCTCGGGGTAGCCGTCCTCCCACTCGGCCGGGGCGTCCAGGTCCGCGGCCGGCGGGATCTCCGGCAGGTCGCCGCCGATCGCGTCGCCGTCGTCGGTGAGGCTGCCGGCGTCGGGCAGGTCCGGGCGGTCGGCGAGGGTGACCCGCTCGGCGTCCTGGGTCATCTCGAAGGGGAGCTCGACCTTCCCGGTGCGCTGCTCGAACGCCCGCCGGAGCGCGGCCGAGACAGCGGCGATGTCCTCGGCGGTGGTCAGCGGCTCGATCGCCCGGATCCGGACCAGCGGGGTCTGCGTCTCGTCGTCGGTGTTCACCGTCAACTGCTTGCAGTCCAGGACGACGACGGCGACGTGGGCGGCGTGCGGGTCGTCGATCAGTTGCGACGTGATCCGGACCAGGCCGTTGCGGTCGCCGGCGGGCAGTTGGCCGCCGAGGCGGATCCCTTGGGTCATGGTGGCGCGTCCTCTCGTGGGGTGGTGCTGGACGGTAGCCCCGACGGTCGCCGGGGCCGAGGACGGTCCCGGGAGGGCGACGGGGGCACCTCCCGGGACCGCGCTCAGGTGGTCCGGGGAGGTCCAGCAGCACGCCGAGAGGCCCGCGCCAGGGAAGGGGCGAGGGCATGGCGAACGGGCATGGTGCGGGCTCCTCCACGAGACCGGGTGTACAGGTGGACCCTACACGAGGGAGAGCCGGCCGGGGTGCAGGAAGTCGACTTGTGGCGCCTCGCCGTGGTGCCAGCCGTAGTTACCGTCGTCGTCCAGCAGCCACCAGCCGGAGCCGTACAGCACCGAGAGCCAGACGGGCGCCGCGGCGTGGTCGGTGTAGCGCGGGACCAGCAGGCCGAGGACGCCGGCGTGGGTCGGGTTGTGGCCGAT